TGGTTAGGTTCAGTTATATCATTGTGTGCGGTTATATCATTATTTGCACGATTTTCTACTTGCTGTATAATGTCATCCAATGTTTGGCGAACGATGCTTTCGGTTGGTACTGATTTTTTGTGTACAATATTGAATGAATGTATTTGCATAAACTTATTCAAAACGTCTTCCAAGACATAATTTTTTTTCATATAATTGCAATTTGCACAACATGACTTTACATTATCCATAGAATAACCATTGTTATTGTCTATTCTGTCTATGCCGTTCAGGTGTTGAGAATTACTGTTCTTCCCACATAAATAACAATCTTGGGTTATCAAACATAAATACTCATCGCGTGACAATACAAAATCAAGGTTCTTTTTGGATGCACGATTCTTATAATCAACGTATGATACCGACGTGTAATCTGGAAACATCTCCGGAAATAACCGTCCATGAATTCGTCCATTATATGTCAAAATGTGCTCTACCCGACCGAGGAACGCATCCACTGACAAGGAAGCTTTCATATAATTGCACATTTGGCAACAACTTACACAATTGTCAACGACATAACCTATTTCGGAATTTTGTCGGTCAATGCCGTTAAACCCCTTGTCTTGGATAGTTCCGCAATAATAACAGGGAGCTTTTACTATTTCATCAAACACGTCAGATGATAACCCAAATTCAAGATTTTTATCGTTTGCTGACCGTTTATAATTGGAATAATGAATTTTTATATTTTCTAGTCTGCTTTGGTTGTTCGTCACAACTTTCTCGGGGTTACGATCTCGCCATTGCTTTGCATTTTCTGCATTTTTATTCAAATATTGGTCTACATCCGCTTCAATCTGACGCTGCCTATAATTCAAGCCCTTCATTACCACTTTTTCGTAGTTATTTTCATTCCATTCTTGTTTTACGGCTTTTCGTTCAGGTTTCTGCTCAGCTATACGCGACAATTCATTGCGATGTTCTTTGTCTCGTTTCATATCTTGAATACGGTTAGCTTCTCTGCACGATGCACACGTTTTCGTGCGTTCCACATTATACCCGATGAATTGTTCTTCGTCCAATGTTTTACAACACGTTGTGCAAATCTGCTTGTTCGGTTCTGATGCAGTCGTTTTTTGGGCATATCCACGCCTAGCACGGTCTTTTTCACGCTCAATTACCAAACATTCTTCGCAAGCTGACTTGGAATAATCTGTGTCTAATTGTGCTCGGCAACCTCGCACATATTGTTTGCATAATTTTTTGCCTAATGCCGCCGTCTCATCCACGAAAACGCACAATTGATGTTTCATGCAATACTTGTTTTCCTCAGAACGCTTAAATTTACATGCATTACTTGCACATAACACCAATGCTTCTTTTGTGGTTATCTTGGATTGTTTCGTGCGTTCTTTGCAGTTGGAACAAGTTTTCGCACCATCTGGTAAATAATACGACTTTTTACAACCCGAACACATCGTCTGATTTGCCAACATTTCGTCCGTATAATCGGACATGTACGAATGGTTTTTACAAAACCTGGATTTGTTCAATGCGTTACATCTGCAACCATTGTTATTTCTATCAATTGCTAGACATTTTGTCATTTTTATGTAGATAAATTGTGAATATTTATTTCATTCAATTTTTTGAATATTTGAATATTTGAATTTTCAAAAATTAGCGATATTCAAATGTTCAACCTATGCTTTTTGGCGTTACACATTTTCTCATTTAAAACGCCCATTGTTTTTATAATAAAATTGAAAATACTTTAAAAATATTTTCAATAAATAAATAAGATAATGGAAACAGAAACTATATTTAAAAATGCTGGCCATCCTTGGTCGCAAGAAGAAGATACGCAATTAAATAAATTATATAATGAAGATTTGTTTGATATTATGGAAATATCTAAAATACATAATAGAGCACCAGGAGGGATAATTAGTAGATTGTTTAAGAACAATTATATTGTTAATAGGCAATCAGCAAGAGGATATATAAATTATAAAAATAGCGATTTATATAAAGAAATAGTATCTAATAATAAAAAGAAAATAGAAGAGAAACCAGAAAAAAAAATTAAACCCAAACAAATAGATAATATATTAATTAGTATTAATAAAAGCGATTATATAGAATTACAAAATGATGTAAAAGAAATGAAAAATGAAATTAAAGATTTAAAAAATACAATAAAAGAATTAGTTGAAATGATGAAAGCAGTTTATGATTTTGAAGATGCATAAAATGGGCGGTTTAAATGAGAAAAGGTGTAAAGCAAAAAGCGGTAAATGTTGCTTTGTTTATAATTTATTTGAAAATAAGATAACATTTATTTCTCTCAACACAGTTGATAAATCAAACCCACTATCATTTGGATTAAATCTTATTATTTTATTTCCGAGAGAAGTGATATAATTCTCTCTATTTTTTTCTTGAATTGGGTCTCTATCGTCATGATTGTTTTCGTCGCACTCAATTACTAATTTATAATCTATGAAATACAAATCAACTCGGTATTTGCCGAATGTATATTGTCGTTTTACATTTAAAATGCCGCTATATGCATTTTCTATAAATCCTATCGTTTGGTTCTCAATGCACATCCCGATATTATTTATGCATTTTACATTATCGCTGAGATTTACAATATATCTATTCCTCAAATTATATGAATTCTTTAATAATTCAAACGCCTCTTCTGTAAGCATGTATATTATTTTATTATGTCCTCCGTGTCTTCCCTTTTTCTCTGTTTTGTCTTGATTGTTTAAATTAGAATTTCCAATAATGTAATGAACATTTTCCCTGTAATTTTTTTTCAAATGTCTTGCTATTTTATCTTTATATAATGATAAATATAACAACTCATCTAAATTTCGGTTAAATTCACTCATATTATAAGACAGATTTTAACGCCATTTTTATTATCAATTTTATTACTAATTATAACAAATATGGAAAATGACCTTTATTTTAACAAAAAATAGGACACCGCTTAATTCGCAAAACTATCTTCTAAGTGTGTGCAATCCCCCTTATCAAAATCCGCACTATACACTACTTTATTGGGCATTGTATGGTTCGTGCTTTCATATGAAAATTGCCAATTTAACGTGGCTTGGTTTGCGCCGCTCTTGATGCATTCATATATTTTTCCTTCAAATTGTGCGTATGCGCCACGATTAATAGCGAATTTCTGCGGGAAAATGTTTATCGGTTCGTTGCCATATCCTCCCAGATGATTTGCCATAATATGTCCAGCATCACAATCATTTGAACCGTCATCTTCTAACATACGAGAATAATCCTGTGTGCATTTTGTCGGTTCAGTGCCTTTGTCCAAGGATTTAGGTGAAACAAGCCCTTTGACCGACGATACTACCGCGTGTCCGTTATGTTCAATATATGTGTATTTTACTGTTGATCCCCCATCGCCCATTACCAATGTATTTACTCCAACAACTGGACATTGCACCGTCGTACATATGCAAGTGCTACCCGTTACGGAATATGTCAATGCTGAAAACGCAGTATATAATAGCCCAAATGCAACTAAACGCAGCCCACTGAACATCCCAATATTATATAACAAGATATTATATAAATGTCACTTACAAATTACCAACCAGTTGAATTACAATATGGTTTGAACCGGGTAGTTTACAGTGGCACTAACGTAGAAGTGCCAGACGACATTAAGCTTTATCATATGAAATACGTCGGAACATTAAAAGAAATTAAAAACAAATCACGAAACCGCAATGTAGTAGATATTGATGGCACTAATTTAGGTGACGTGAAAGATGTTCAATTGTATTATGATACGCAGGGAAAAATGACTATACCAGAAAAACAAATGGTTTTAGAGCTTGGACGTAAAGGTCCAGAAGGCACAAAAGACGAACCTACTATTCAGCTACCGCCTGACGTACAAAGATATATAACCAAATTTGGTGGTAAACGTATGCACAAAACAACAATACGTAAACGAAAATCCAAGAGAATAACCAAACGTCGTCATTAAACCCGCGATAGTTTTACGTTTATTATGAACACACAAAATATCCCAAACAGGTATACGATGCACATTCTGTATGACGAAACTACCAGTGTAGACTTTTTTAAAAAATATACTGGCTCTAATATTTTAGTAGTAGACATTAGAATGAAACGAACTGAATATGAATGGATATTTGAGCAGCCACACTTAAAACCAATGCTATATATAACTGAACCCATACATCATTTTGGATTTTCTGGTGGAGTAAGTGAATATTCATATAAAGCATTTAATGAGAATAAATTCAAATACATTTTTGGCTGCATTAACCACGACCCAGTAAACGGAAGATATAAATATCCATTATATATGTTCATCCCCGAATTTGAAATGAAAAACAAATATTATTATAATCACATCAATAGTAATGTGAAAAATACAAATGCAACACAATTAATGTCGAAACAGTATAATGTGTTAATTAATAACTGGGATCCTGGTACTAGAACTTGTATATTTGAAAAATTAAAAACGATTGCTCACATTGATTGTCCGAGCAAAGTATTTAACAACTGTTCAAATGAGGAATTAAACCGAATCGGAAAAATAAGGTATTTACAGAACTACAAGTTTAATATATGTTCCGAGAACATTGATTATGACAATGTACCTGGATATATAACGGAAAAATTAATGGATTGTTGTTTGGGTGGAGCAATTCCTATATATGCTGGGTCGTTTGATGAATATGACGCAAAAATATTGAATAAAAATCGTATTATATTCTACAATTCAAATGATGAAAAATCGATTGAATATGCATATTTCAAGGTTAAATTTTTAATGGAAAATCCAGACTTGTTATTATGTTTTTATAACCAACCCGTCTTCTGTGATACCGCATATGACACAGTACAAGAATTATGTAATGATTTTGATAAATTGATAGAAAACACTAAGGAGACTAATGAAAATTAACAAACGTATAATTTGATTTTAACCATAATTATATGAATTGCTTTGTTCATCCATACAAAAATAACTTAAAGTTAAACACGATAATATTTTATATAATATGTCTATTATAAATAATACTATAAACGGATTGTCATTGAATACTCTACCATTCCCATATGGAAAATTTGATAATTTTTTAAATACAACGTTTGCGTTAGATCTCCAAAATGAAATTTTGAACATTCCAGGAGAAGAGTGGGATAGGTATAATAATCCATTTGAACAAAAATATACATTAAGAGATAAATTCAAGTTTCCACATTATTTACAAACATTATTTAATGAACTAACGAGCGATAGATTTGTATCTGAATTATCCAAAATTGTTGGATATGATTTAAAACTAGATACAACGAGGAATTTTTGGGGGGTCCATACATATGGACCTGGTGATAAATTAGATATTCATGTTGATGCCGGGATACATCCGACATTAGGTTTGAAAAAACAAGTTACATTGGGAATTTATTTAAGTTATAAATGGAAAGATGAATATGGATGTCATTTGGAAATATGGAAAGGCGAAAATTGTGTAGATAATAATGCAAAACTTATAGAAAAAATAGACAGCATTGCACCAGCGTTTAATCGTCTTATACTATTTACGTGCAACGATTATTCTTGGCACGGTAATCCAGAACCAACAAACTGTCCATTGGAAAGTAAACGTATTTTCTTAACCTTGTCATATTTAAGTGAAAATTTTGAAGATGAAAACAAACGAAAGAAAGCATTTTTTATTAAACGTCCAAATGACCCAGATGATTTAGAAAAAGATAAACTACGGTTGTTAAGATCTGACCCAGATAAATATAAAGAAGTTTATCGTGTTTAATATAATATATACATTGATTTTTATATATTATGTATTCAGCAATTGCATAATCAAATTCACGCCTGATGATCGTGATACTTGTACATATCATCATATACATCATATATTTCATCATCAAATCCCATGCTAGATGTCAATAATTTGTCTAATGCCAAAAATATTATACGTACTATTTCGGTAACAATCATTTCTAATATATTACGGTATTTTTATCTTGCATTGTGAACAAAATACATGTATGTATGCAAGTAATTGATCTTGTTTCTACCATCAATACTAAATATATTATTGCATATATTGTTCGCAATTTCATTACTTGGAACCATTACGGATAAGTACACATTCACTCGATGTTTATCGTTAACTAAGCCTAATCTATTCAACCAGTCTGCGTTGTTTATATGTAATTTGTTCTCCATTTCTAATAATATATATGTGTTAGATCCATCGGCATTACTTATTGTAAAATACATTGAATTCGTGTTATTGACACTAGACAATGTAGCCCCAACGGATAAAATGACATCACGAACCGCAATTGCAATATTTGTCGCATTACTATATTCATTTATTGCGATATATGCATCTTCTGCAATCTCGCTAATGGAATTTTGTAATTTGGCATCAGAATAGTCTTGATGCAATAGTTCGTGTAACCAAATTGTCCATTGCGGATGGTTCTTGCCCCCCATTATTCTAAAATATTATGTGATAAAATTTTTTACAATACAAATAATAATTTGAAAACTGCATAAACAATAGACATATTACATATCAAATATGTTACGAGCAAACACATTAAATACACAGAATGACCTATTGCTATCCAGTTTAATGGAATTTTATAATAATCGTGAAAATCTCAATAAAATGATACGAATTATAAATGGCGATTCCGATATATCATTACGCATCGTTGACTGGTTTGTCACGAATTATGCGAAGAAATATTATACAGTTTATGAGCAAACTTGTGGCACCGCAGAAGCGCAAACAATCACGCGGTTTAAGGTGTACAATGACTATAAGTTAAAGTTAAAAGCATATTCTAAGAAGCGGTTTGACCCCTTTTGTAGGTGGGACCGCGTATCTATCCCGTACGACAATGAACAATATATGGAAACTACTATTGGTCAGTTAAATTTCTTCAAATGGGCACTTGATAACAACATTATTGATTATATTAAAAACAATTATGATGCGATTGAATGCGATATGAATAAACGAAATAGTACTACGAAACGACGTACGCCGGTAGATGAAGAGAGCACTATCCAATTGAATAATTCAAAAACGCGGAAACGCCGCGAAGAGTTATCCATTTCGGCGTGCAAATGCATAAAAAAAGAAAATGTCCAAATTATCGTTAAATTCAATTAATTCTGTTGTTTCGCAATAATAATGTCATTGATAAACTTCTCAATGCCATTGATCCACTGGTTACCTAAGTCGTCCTCGTCGTTTTTATCATATGTTACGTCTGCGTTTGTGTTTAAATTCAATACGCGGGTTTTTATCTTTTCTTTATTGCAATCCCATTCTTTATAATTCTCCAACCAATCATCGTGATACTTCTTGCACTTCTGTAAGTACGCCAATTCTATTTGACTTTCGCCCGTTCTAGACCGCTTTGTTACGCGATTGTGACATACCTCTGCATCCGCGTTGATATACACATAACCATCCACGACAAAGTCGTGTGAATGTTCTTTTGCCAACAAACAGTATATTTTATAGTCAATATATGATATTATCCCATCGGCGTATAACATCTTTGCAAATATTTGCATATCTGCGTCTACTGACCTCTCGCAAATAATCACTTTGCAGTCCGGATTTTCACGAATGGTATTGCGGATCAACGACAACCGGGTCGTAAGCGCCATAACCTGAAACTGGAATGCATATTTTTTAGAATTTTCATAGAATTTTTCTAGTATCGTTTTTCCGTCTTCGTCACGGACTGTCTCCCAAATATCAACCGGCTCTTTTACAAATATAATATAAGAGGAATCGCCCATTCTGGTTTTGAGTTCTTCCAATATGGTGGTCTTTCCTGCACCAATATTGCCTTCAATGGAGATAATGATTGGTTGGGTCATTGTATTATAATCTTAGATATTTTAACTAAATGCCCGTTTGATTGTATTCAATTTTTTAACTAGACCCCAAAAAAAATAGGCATAGTGTGTATACTGTTATGGAAACAGAGTTAGTATCTACTTCCTCAGCGAAGCCCATGCCCGTTAATAGTATCCAGAAACCGGTAGAACCGGCCAAGTGTTGTAATTGCATTGTATCTAGATTAAAGGATCAAGATTTTATGCAACGGTTCAATGTCTCCATATCGTTTGTTTTAGAGTTATATCGCGTACTAATGGGCACCATGCTCATTATGTTTGTCCCACAAAAGTGCGGTGAAGATATGTGTGGGGCAACCGATAACATGTTTAAAAGTACCGTTGTATATAGCGTGAATGCCGGAGTAAATATTGCCACACTCATTGCGTTTATATATCTTTACGCTGTTGAAGTACGGCGTGAAAATACGTTAATTAACTATTTGGATATAAATAAGGAGTTCGCATCTGACAATGATGCGGTTGGAGAAGCATTGATGCTTTTACCTAAGAATAAGAGACAATTGGTTCTCAACTTAGATCATAATTATCAACTTGCCAGTTACATTGCGATGTTTTTCTTTTTGTCCAACACTATATTTAGTGGATACTCTGTATATTACAACTACCTAGATAGCAAAACTACCAGCGTGTTTATTACAAACGTGCTTTTCCTTGCCGGAAAACTCATTCAGACAAATTCGCTTGCAAACACAGAAGAGAACATATTTTATTCTGCATATCTAACCGATCGCATTCAATATAACTATGTTGACCCGGATAAGATTGCTATTGAAAATCGGAGTGCCGAAATGAGTTTGAGTTACGAAAATACATATTCTAAGAATTCGGTCTAATTAGTGGTTCAAGGTTCTCGTCGGTTTATATTTTAATATGTCTAATAATTTACTCGTGGTCGGGAACTCATCCTGTCCATATATATCTTGTAATAGTAACCATTCAAACAATCCGCCGCGATAAATGTATACATTAGCAAACCCCAGTCCCTGCATCTGTCTAAATTTCGTCTCTATACTATCATCATTTGCGTTCTCGCCATATATAATGAATGTTTTACTACTAAAATCATAATTATTTAGATATTCGTTGATTAGGTTCTCCTCGCTTTGATATGAAATGGTCGTTTTTATCAAACAATTTTGATTTGTCGCTGACATGGTATTTATAATGATGTAGTGGGTGGGTTTTAATATGGCACTTTGTACGTCCTCAAATGAAACCGTATTATATTTTGTTTTGAATAAATTGTTGAACATTAGCTAATATACTACTATTCAACATTTCTATGTCTTTTACGCAACTTTTGATTTTATTTTTGCCTCTTTTGTTTTATTTCTTTTGATTGTTGTTCTAATAATGTGCGCAGTTTTTTGTCACGATATGTTACACAATCTGTGTAAATTGTTCGTAACAATTCACAATATGGGTCGGTGTAATTTTTGTGATTGCAATCTGCGGTCATTTGATCCTCTATATTTGCACAAAGTCTGTTGTACTTATCCATAATATACCCAACAATACATTTATTTTCGCCATTTTACGTAAAAAATTGATTACTTCTAAAATTATTCAATTGTTGCATCAATCATACGGTTTTAACCTATACTAACTACACGCTAAAATGGATCTTACTCAAAGCAAACTCACCCGTTCGGAATGGGAGACTATTGAAGTGCCCGTTTCACCAAATGAAAAACAAATTCTAAAAATGATTGTGGCTGGTTACGAAAACGTGAACATCCGCACAAATGACCATCAGTCATTATATTCATTCTTGAAGATTGACCGGTCGCCAGAAACAGAACGACTGTTATTTACCAAGTATTTTGAAGAACCCATTACTAAGACTATTACAAAGTATGGAAAAGATACCCCACTTGCATCCATCACAATTCAACCCGCTGGCGGTGGAGAACTCAAACATATGAAAAGTCTGGACAAATTTCGCATTCAAAATTTGGATTCCACACTTGGAGATAACAAGTCATTAGTATTTGAGTTCTTGTTGCTTGACCTTGCGTCAGAACTCTTGAAACAAATTTACAAATCAAAACAAAAATATGCGTTCTATCTTTACACCTTAATGCAACTCAAAAAAACATCCATTTCAAACTTAAACTGTCATCTGATGCGTATCATTGACAGCATCATTGCGTATGCAAACTCTTTCACAAAAACCAGCGAAATTATTACCAATGCATACGAATTCATTGAACGTAACACCTATCTATTCAAATATGAAGACCGTGCATTATTCGCCCATCAAAAACAACTATTTAGCATTTGCAAGCCGCCTTCACCAGATTGCCCTTTTGTTCCTAAGCTGGTTCTATATACTGCTCCCACTGGCACTGGCAAAACTCTGTCTCCGATCGGATTGTCGGAAAAATATCGCATTATCTTTGTATGCGTTGCCAGGCACATTGGTCTGGCGTTGGCAAAATCTGCCATTTCAGTTGAAAAGAAAGTGGCTTTTGCGTTTGGCTGCGACTCTGCCGCTGACATTCGTCTTCACTATTTCGCGGCAATTGATTATACCCGCAACCGCCGATCTGGTGGAATTGGTAAGGTAGACAATAGTGTTGGAGACAATGTGGAGATTATGATATGCGATGTGCAGTCGTACATTACAGCGATGCATTATATGTTAGCATTTAATCGTGCTGAACGTATTATTACCTACTGGGACGAGCCCACTATTACAATGGATTACAAAGAACACACATTGCATTCAGTTATTCATAAGAACTGGACCGACAATCAAATCCCCACGGTTATCTTGTCGTGTGCTACGCTACCAACCGAAGATGAATTACAACCTGTATTCTCGGATTTTAGATGCAAATTTGAAGACGCCGAAATTCACACGATTACCAGTTATGATTGCCGGAAATCCATCCCGATATTGGATAAATCCGGATACTGTGTTCTTCCACACTTTATGTACTCGGATTTCGAACAACTACATAGTTGTATCCGACATTGTGACCAAAACAAGACATTGCTGCGGTACTTTGATTTGCGGGAGATTATTCGCTTCGTTAAATATGTAAACTCGGAGAACCTCATTGACGATGCATATACGATTGATTCGTACTTTACCGATGACATTAGCAACATCACGATGAACCGGTTAAAGGAATATTATTTGGATGTGTTGCTTCATATTAATCCTGACCATTGGGAAAAGATATATAAATATGTAACTACCACACGTAAACCTAAGTATGCAGACGCCAAACCAGCTATTCATAAGACTACTAGTGTTGAACAGCAGGCTCGGTCAGGTGGGGCATTGGCAAGAACAAATAGTGTGTTTGCATCTCCACCACCCGCCAAGACTACTACTGCATCAACGGGCATTTCACTCACTACATCAGATGCGTATACACTAACCGATGGGCCTACTATATTCTTAGCAGAAGACGTGAATAAAATTGGCAACTTCTATATTCAACAGACGAACATCGCAGAAAGTGCATTCCAGACTATTTTGGCAAAAATCGCTAGAAATACGGAGATTATTGAACGCATTGACCGTCTAGAAAGTGACATTTTAGCCAAAGAAACCAAATCGGGGAGTGACGCAAATGACGAAAAGACCGCTGCTCGTGAAAGTGGGCGTCTATGCAAAGAATCGCAGACGTGGATGAACGAAATCAATAAACTGCGCAAAGAATTACGTACGGTCGGACTAGACCCAATGTATGTTCCGAATTCGCGACCACATCAAGCGATTTGGACGCCAGACGGTGAGGTTCACGAGAATGCGTTTGTTGCAAATATAGACGAGATTACGGTGAAGAATATTATGCAATTAAACATTAGCAACAACTATAAAGTGCTCTTGTTATTGGGCATTGGTGTGTTTACGGAGAACCCGAACATTCAATATATGGAAATTATAAAGAAACTTGCCGACGAACAGAGGTTGTTTATTATTATCGCGTCTTCCGATTATATTTATGGCACGAACTATCAGTTCTGTCACGGATTTATCGGAAAAGACTTGACGAATATGACGCAACAGAAGACATTGCAGGCGATGGGGCGTATTGGACGTAATAACATTCAACAAGACTATACTATCCGTTTCCGTACAGATGAAATTATTACGAACCTCTTCACCAAGTCGGCGGTGAACTTGGAGGCGGACAATATGTGTGCACTATTCAGCACACCATAAAAATAATAACAGATTACGGATGTGAACATAATGTATTTTTTATTGTAATTGTTACGTGTTTTTCATCCAGAAAATTGAATATTAAATAAGTATTTAGTTTATTGCATTATCTTATCGAGAATGAACACCCCATTGGTACTAATTGCGCGTCGGTTGCCCAGAGAGCTTATACATATTATACAAACGTATATACGCAACGATCTTGTGCACGAAGCCGTTCGCAATCATCTGCACTATTTGATCTATGAACAGGAGCTATATATGAAATTCGTTAGTGACAATTATGTAGAACCAGTATGTTACTGTCACAGAATGCCTAGACGCCTTCTTGAAAAATACAATGGATGTCAACACTGTAACTGGTTTGAACGGATTGAATATGAAGATGAATATAAAATCGCTGGTTATCTCACTTGCCTGGGGCACGATAACCCACAAAAATACAAATTACTCAAAAATAACTAATATGTCGGTATACAAATCCCACTAATGGGGAACCTTTAAATATCCTATTCTATCACTCTCTATAAAAGTCCAGAAAAGAAATGGCATCGCTCGCCGAAAATGGACAAAAAATAAATGTCCATTTTTCAAAAGGGGCGAGGGACTTTGTGAAAAGGGCCCTCTGAAAAACACGTTGTGAGCATAATGCATTGATTTGTATTTTTTGTTGATTTTTCTTGACTGCATACTATTTTTAGTGTATTTGTGGGCAGGTGGGATATCTCTGAGAGCGTCATCCAGAATTGGATGACAAATGGAGGACAAACTTCTCTTGAAAACTCCTAAGCGTTCCCACAATGGTGGGATACTTTTATTATACTACTTTATCACTCTCCCAAAAGTCCAGAAAAGAAATGGCATCGCTCGTTGAAAATGGACAAAAAATAAATGTCCATTTTTCAAAAGGGGCGAGGGACTTTGTGCAAATGGCTCTTTGAAAAACACGTTGTGAGCATAATGCTTTAAATTGTGAAATTTCTTGAATTTTCTTGACTGCATACATTTTTTGGGTGTTTTGTGGGTGGTGGGATATAGGAGTTTGGCGTCATCCAGAATTGGATGACAAATGGAGGACAAACTTCTCTTGAAAACTCCTAGGTTGTTTCCCACAATGATGGGATACTTTAACTATACTACTCTATCACTTTCTAAACGTCCAAAAAAAGAAATGGCATCGCTCGGCGAAAATGGACAAAACATAAATGTCCAATTTTCAAAAGGCTCTTTGCTGAATTTTCTTGACAGCATACTTTTTTATATGTTTAGTGGAGCAAAGGGTTTAGAGAAAAGTCTGCATCCAATATATGGATGACAAATGGATGACAAACGCCTCATAAAAACTCCTAAAAATCTCAGTTGCACTTGTTGTGACTATAATACGAGCAGTGCGAGTGATTTTAAGAAGCATTTATCAACTATAAAACATATACGGATGACGACGGATGACACACCTACTCCGGAAATCTCTTACGCTTGCAATAAATGCAGTTATAATAGTCGTAATATTGTTGAATATGAAAATCATTGTAAAAATGACGTTCATAATATAGAAATGAATGATGACATATGTACACAGACCAATTATTCGTGTGTATGTGGAAACACGTATAAGTATCGTCAAGGATTATTCAAACATAAAAAGAAATGCAATTTGACAAATCATCAAGAGACCCCTACAATTGATACCACACTTGTAATAGAGTTATTAAAGCAAAATCAAGAGTTTAAAGAGCTTATGATTGAACAGTCCAAACAATTGGCTGACCAGCAATATCAAAATCAATTGTTATTAGAACAACAACACGCACACAATAGTAATTTACTAGAAGCGGTTAAAGACGGCAAACTTGGAAATACAACTAACCACAATACAAATTGTAATAACAAATTTAATCTCAATGTGTTTTTGAATGAAACTTGCAAGGACGCAATTACGATGGAAGATTTTATCAATTCGTTTGAAGTTACTCGTGAAGACTTCCTTCATACAGGACGGGTAGGGTTTGTAGAAGGCATTTCTACGGTTATGACACACCGTTTCCGTGATATGGATATGCACACGAGACCCCTTCATTGTACGGACTTGAAACGTGAAACGATATATATCAAGAATGCAGACAAATGGGAAAAGGACGATGCTGATAAAACGCATATGCGGAAAGCAGTCAGAGGTGTTGCCAAGAAGAACATGAAAGAGTTGTGGAAATGGTTTCAAGATAGCAAACCAGAGGTGGAACAGATCGGAACCCAGGAATGTGAGAACTATTTTCAGTATCACAAGGCTGCATTGGGTGGATATGGCAAGGAAGAAGACTTGAAATTTGAAGAGAAAATCATTAAGAATGTTCTCAAAGAGGTACACGTAGATAAAAATGCATTGACCATATCATAATTGGAACGTAATTGTTTTATAAAACAATATAAAGGGTGCATCGTATATTAGAGTGTGAGGGGGTGTAGATGATGTATATAGTGTAAATAGCAGAAAACCGAAACTCAGAAAAATATAAAATTATGGTGCATTAGCAATTATAGCTCAGTGGTAGAGTATCGGTCTTATGAGCCGCCGGTCTTCAGTTCAAATCTGAATTTTTGCATTCCGCCCATATAATATATTACTCTGAGATCGGTATAAAGGTATAATGAAATAATACCTTGGTGGGGGGTAGGTTAAAATGCACGGATGGCCGAGTGGTCTAAGGCGGTGGACTTAAGACCCACTATCAATGATGCGAGGGTTCGACTCCCTCTCCGTGCAAATAGGTTTTGAATATGGTTTCCCTTAAAAAATTCATGGCACCGACGGACAAATATCAGTGGTTATGCCCCTTTAGCTCATCTGGTTAGAGCATAACTTTAGTAAAGTTAAGGTGATGTGTTCAAGTCACATAAGGGGCTGAAAAATGTCCAGGTGTATCGGAATGAGTTTGCCGAAAAAGTTACTCACTGGCTCTTGTAGCTTAATTGGAAGAGCACACGACTGTTATTTGTGATGGTATCGTTACCATAACGCAGGTATCGTGAGGTAGTGTGATCGAAACACACCAAGAGCGAATATTTATATACACATAATAATTGAAATACTTATTATGTGCATTATTTGATAATACGTCAACGCCTTTTTAACAATACAATTTTATTATTTCCACCAATTCCGTATTTTCTTCCCGTTCAATTCGTCCAATACATTCTTTCAATGTTTCTATCAATGTATCTAATTTGTCATCAATGTCAACTTTACTCACATTGGAATCGGGATTAAACCGAATAAATATCCATTTGCCACTATGTATCATATAAAGGTCATCATAACGAATTTCTTCATCCCGCGCATCATACCCCCGATGACCAAATTCATCCGTTTCGGTTGCCAACATAGTATTACCAATTAGCTTACGATGGTCAATGCGACGCCGATGTGTGCAATCGCAATTACCTGTATAAAGAGGGCGGTCGTGAGTAAATCCTTCAAAGCTTGAATTTATTTTATTTCTTACCATAATTTCTTTGGTATGGGCATAGATAACTTTACTGCGTGCATCCGCTGGAAAGCAACGTTTGAAGCAAGTTGCACAATATCCATCATATTTAACGCTACCACTACGACTATCAACCCAATCAATGCAATTCGGACAACGGGGACCACCGCCGTGCAGGCAACACTTGTCGGTCGTTCCTTGGGCGCTGGCTGTACAATTTGGTTCAACGCATCTGGCACCGCCGCCGTGCTTCTTACACTTATCTGTTTTGCCTCGGGCACTGGATTTGCATTCAGCTTCATTGCATCGTTTTCCTCCGCCATGTGTAGCACATTTATCAGTTTTTCCTGCTGCACCGGCTTTACATTCAGGTTCATTGCAACGCCTTCCACCGCCGTGTTTTGTGCATTGATCAGTATTACCTTTGGCGCTGGCTTTACAATCCGGTTCATTGCATCGTTTTCCGCCACCGTGGGATACACATTTATCGGTTTTACCTCTGGCACTTGCTTTACAATCAGGTTCATTGCAACGTTTTCCACCACCGTGTTTGGTGCATTTGTCCGTTTTGCCTATGGCACTTGCTTTACAATCAGGTTCATTGCACCGCTTTCCGCCGCCATGCTTGGTGCATTTGTCAGTTTTGCCTGCGGTGCTTTTATTGCAATCGGGTTCATTGCATCGTCTTCCACCGCCATGTGTAGCACATTTATCAGTTTTGCCTGCGGCACTGGATTTGCAATCAGCTTCATTGCAACGCCGTCCACCGCCGTGGGCTATACATTTATCGTAACCGCCGGTAGCACGTGTTTTACAATCAACTTCATTGCATCGTTTTCCCCCACCGTGGGTAGCACATTTATCGGTTTTGCCTGCGGTGTTGAATGTACAATCAGGTTCATTGCATTTCTTGCCCCATCCCCCGCCGTGTGCAGCACATTTATTCGTTTTGCCTCGGGCACTGACTTTGCAATCAGGTTCGTTGCATCTGACGCCACCTCCGTGGCCTATGCACTTGTCAGTTTTGCCTTTGGCATCTTTTTTGCAATCAGGTTCATTACAAATTGCCCGCTTGTTTCGTTTAATTTCAACACAATATTCTTCTTGCATTTTAGTTTGTAGATATTGTCTATCCTATATACTTACAAGAGAAAATACTTTATATAATTTTACGAATTAATATTATATAAATTGCCTAAATATTGTCTACCTCTTCTTTTTCTTTTTGTAGCTTTTCCTTCTTTTTCAAATATGCACGTCTCGCATATTCTTTCTTTTTCTCGGGCGATGGTACATACGTGCTTTTGTAATTCGTTCGTTGCTGATATTCTTTCACCCTTTGTTTATGTTCCTCTTTATTATTTTCATAATATACCTTATTTTTCAACAAATATGTATTGAGTTGTGCTTTTAGCCTAGCATTCTCTTCTTCTAGTTCCTGTATTCTTGCTTGATTGTCCATTGATATACATAATGTAACAAAATATTTATATTATTTTACAGAATAACAAGTCCAAACAAACAAAATATATAGATATAATAAAAGACATACAATGAAGTTATCTCGTTCTCACATAATAGTGTATATGTTGACAATGATTGCCGTATTAATGTTAATTTTAGCACTATTGAACTGTTCAACCGAAAAATCACGCAATCCGCTAACCGAAGGATTAGATGAAATCAAACCAGCAATTGGTGTACAGCCAAAAAAAGAATCAGATATTATACCCAAGTCGTATATAGTAGAATTAACACAAACAAAGGATACCACTACGCCAGCATTGCCCGGATTAGCCGCAACAACAAACCCAGATATATTTAACCCCGAGACAGCATATTACATCAACACTGTTTCCGCCAATAATCCAACAGCAGAAAACAAACGCGCAATATTCAAGGTAGATACGCCGGGGCCAATCGTATTGCATATGGAAACGGCGAAAGCAGAGAGTTTCATAGCCATCGCACCACAAGAAGGAGGAAAGTTCCCTCCAAAATTCACATTCACACTCACGAATAATATAGAAGCGAATAAATTAAGCATGGACCTGTGGGGCACGTCTCCCGCAATTACGAACGTTCCATCAAATAGCATAGTTGGGTCAGACAACTATGCGGGTTACCCTTATCCCAAAGAAATCTTCCAAACAAAAGATAAGTCAGGAAAACTGGTAGACGGACTGCTAGTGGGCGGACTGAACATCGGAAACAATGCATTAAATATAATAGGCGTGGGGGATATATTTGATAGAAATTTTACCGACATTGGAGAAGTACAAAACCTAGACGATAAAATTACTATTGTATGCACCGAATCAAAGGGGCTCACCGGCATCCTTATTTACTTGGGAAAGGCAACACTAAGTAAATCTGCATAGATAGTTATTTACACGATTTTACATTGTAAATAACCGTTAAAATTGCAATATGTAGACTTATATGACCGCCTGTGCACTAAGCGGCGGTTCGTGTCGCGCAAACAGTCCAACATCATATAGGTTGAACCAATAAGCACAACACGGAATAACAAAAAATAATACTAACCCCGAACCCAATCCGATAAAAACTACCTCAGTGACTGATAGCATATAATTGTATATCATAGCACCACGTATTTATATTGTATTCAAACACTGTGAAAACCACACATTAGCCATTAGACAACAATAAAATTGATATATTATCATAGTGTAATACATCAAACAAACAATAACAAATGACAACAACGTGTTTAGACATAAATGCCTGCCCAAACGAGAAAATGTATAATGTAATATGTAATTTCTCAATTGGATACAATGAATATGCGTGCAATAGCAAAACAACTTGTATGCGCGTAGATGGAAGATATGACTGTTGTGGAAAGAATATAGTAGAGTGCGTAGTAGATGCATCGTCATTGCACGTACCAACAATTCAACCCAGCAAAATAGTAAGTGAAACAAATTGTAACCAAATTTGCAATTCTGAATATAAAATAGATAAATGTTATTGGTACGAAAGTCTACGATCAGATAATATGTGTGTTGAGAATAACAATGAGTATTGTTGTTCTCAGCATAGGTCAGATTGTTGCATAACTAATAAAACCAGCGCATACATTGCGTTTGGTTCAATAGCGGGTATTATGGTCATATTCGCATATTATTGGTATTGTGTAAAGAGTTCACGTAACAAAGTAATGCCTGCAAAAGATATCACCGAGGTTGAACCGCCTGATAGGTATAAACTGATTAACTTATAATCCCTTGCGATGATCAACGACATAAGGATTAGATTGTAGCGAACTCATTATTTCGGGGTTGGTGCGATCCATATGAATATTCGAGTAAAGGCTGCGTTCATTGCCAGCGACACGTCCCATAGTATTGGCATCGGGCGATCTGTATGGCATATTTCCAGTTAACGGACGTGCATTCTTTAATTGGTCGTCTCGCGATTTTTGCCGCATGTTAATATCGGAATTTAGCAGCGACATATTGCCCTTTACCAAACGCCCATCAATTGTGCTCGACTTAACATCATTGTTGCGTTGATTGTACCCAGACTCGTAGGATGTCATTTGTCTAGTTCCAGCGCCAGCCCCAGCATTACCCGAGTAATAGAAATCACCCGTCTCCTGTCTGGTAGTGTGCGTAGCTTGTTGTTCAGTTACTTTGTATGCACCGCCATTTTGGTTTGCATTTACATTCAAATGAAACTTGGAGTTTTCGGTAGTTTCACGAGTGGTAGTGGGTAGTTTATCGGCAGGATTGAAAATATAAGACTGGGGAACCGTCGTACCAGGATTTTGGTATGGGCGTAGAGTACCAATCACGTTTTGTTTCTTAGACGGACGAAGAATATCGAGCAGAGGAGCCACGGCAGCACCAATTCCACCGCTCACCATACCAAAGTAGCTGTCTTGTTTATTGGCGGAACGATTGTTCGGATATGCCATATTGGATTTAATACCATAATCTGCATCAGTTGCATTGCTTCTGCCGTGTGCACTTGCGGCACCGAATTGCACTTGACCAAGTTGTTGGTTATGCGATGGCATATATTCTCCGGGCATATACGAAGCTCCGTTCTGATAACCGGCACCACCCGCATATTCAACTGCGGTTTCCGGGCGCGAAACGAAACGTTCTACTGGAACAGATCGCATAGTTTGGCCCTTTTCAATACCACCAGTCGTAAATAAACGTCCAATATCATTGTGATTGGGGTTAGTCATGCTGCGTTGGTCTAGTTCAAAACTTTGCTCAGGGCGGTGCTTCTCCATAACTCCCATTTGCTCGCGAGTAGCGATGGTTTTAATCGCACTATTTGCGGGACCTTCGTGTCCGAGCAGTGAACGACCAGACGATTTAGGATTGTTATCAACGCGTAGTTGATCAACCGTCTTTGGCAACCAAGCTTCACGTTGTGCCATACCAGAGTTGAAGCCACCAGCACCTTCTGTGGTGTAACCCAAGCCAAGGCCAGGCGCGACTTGCTCTTGTTTAAATGGGTTTACGTTTGCCATTTTCATACTAGGATTAACACGTGATTGCATAAAGTCGGATTGGTTGGGCGCACCGTGAGCCCATTGTAAATTTTCATCAGGCGAGAACAAAGGCGATTGTTCCTTTTTCGTAAAAACCTGAGACCCCGTTCCGACATAATTGTCTAATATACTCTCGGCAGAATTCGGGTGTGCGTGACCATTTCTCAGTTTGCTGCCAAAGAAAGGGACCATATTATTGTGTTGAAAATAATCACCACTTACGCTTTCACCAGTAAGGGAATAATATGATACATCGCCAGCGCCGGCTTTATCGGCAGATTGGTTAAAGTATTTGTCCGTGTATACGCCTCCGCCATTATCAAACCGATTAGTATTCTGCAATTCCGCAGATCGGTCAGTCTCGTTGGACGTATATGTTTGTTCATTTGGATAATTACGAGTGGGAAGATCCGTATTCGGTAAAAGATTACCCGACGAGAACCCTTCGCCTTCGGTTTCTTTCTTTTTGTTCTGATTATTGATTAAATATAAACTTGATAAAGCGAATAGTGGAACAACAACCTCCATTTATTTTATAATATATATTATTATATTTATTATATATTATTTGCATATAACAATAGGATTTGGATTAGTGTATTCTATTCATAGGATACGGCGTGCCTGGACAAGATTCTTCGGTACCACCAATGCACATTGATTTCCCGCCCAAATAATAATTTACGTGTTGGGTGCCATCAACAACCGGCATTCTTCTAACGAAGTTATCTTTCTCTAAATTGCGCGTATGCAGATTTTCCTGAAACCCTTTTTCTAAACCATGGTTTGGATTTAAGAATGGGGCCTCCCATCGTGTTTGTTCTAAATCCTTATACGTCCACGCAGGATGACTAGCGCGGGTTTCTTGCACAAAGGGTTCCGCTTTTTTATACGTAACTGACGAAGGCTCCTTTGCAAAATGCTTGTATTCGTTTAATTCCGAATTGTCGCGATTTAATCGTCTAGTCATACCCCGCAAATCGCTTTCTAAATTTACAGTGTCATTTCGGAGGTTTGCTCCCCAATGTTGTAAACGAATATGCGGGTCTTCTATGAATGGCAAATCAGTGCCTTGACCAGGAACATTCAGCATATATCTTCCTGTAAAACTGCTTTCGGCAATTTGTTTTTTAATTCGATTTGGGTCGTCGTGAAATCTAGTAAATGCCATATTAAGATTATATTGATTAGTTACAATATAGTTGGAAAAAAATAAAGTGAGATAACATATATAGAATTAGTGTAATATTTACATATACGCAGGTTCTCTCATATGACTAAAATATGTCTAAATATGATAGTAAAGAATGAAAGTAAGGTAATTGTGAGGTTGTTGACATCGGTAGTGCCACTGATTGATACATATTGCATTTGTGATACAGGCAGCACTGACGATACAATATCCATTATTAAAACTTTTTTTGATAATCACAGCATATCAGGTGTGATACATAACGAACCTTTTCGTGATTTTGGATATAACCGATCAGTTGCAATCAAACAGTGCTATGGAATACCTAACGCCGATTATTTATTGCTGATGGACGCAGATATGGTTTTAGAATTTCCATCCAAGTTCTCCGTTACCGACTTTAAGGATACGTTAAGTGCAGATGCATATTATGTGTTCCAAGGTTCTCCCTCTTTCTTCTATAAGAATATCCGTATCCTAAAAAATGTGGAGAACCTCAGTTATTGGGGCGTCACGCACGAGTATGTAAATTTACCGAGCGGGAGCATTGAGACGGAAATTCCGAGAACAACGTTGTTTATAAATGACATTGGTGATGGCGGAGCCAAGACGGATAAGTACGTTCGCGATATCAGATTGTTGTCTCAGGGACTAATAGATAATCCGAACAATGACCGATATACATTTTATTTGGCGAATAGTTATCGTGATGCTGGACAATACCAAAATGCAATTGATACATATAAGAAACGAATTGAATTGGCTGGGTGGAAACAAGAAGTGTGGCATTCATACTATTCCATTGGTAATTGCTATAAGCAGTTGGATGATATGCCAAACGCAATTTTCTATTGGCTGGAAGGTTTTCATTATTATTCCGAGAGAATTGAGAACCTGTATGAAATTGTACAATATTACAGAAACAAGGGACATAATTTATTAGCATACAAGTTTTACGAGATGGCGGATAAACAACGTATTCAATATACAGCAACCGATCATTTATTTTATCAAAAAGACGTCTATGATTATAAACTAGACTATGAGTTCTCCATTATTGGTTATTATTGCAATATACCAAAAGAACAGATAGTAGCATCGTGTATAAAGGTTTTAAATTGCCCACACGCAGGAGAACAAATACACAAGAGCGTATTAAGAAACTACAAATATTACGTTCAAGCAATCAAATATGCATCTATTTCTACTGATTATTCGGTACAATTAAACAACATTCATACTGAAACGCAATTAGGCGACGAGTTTGTAGGTTCCACGCCATCCATATGTATGGATAACAATAAGGTGTATATAAACACCCGATATGTGGATTATCGTATACATCCAGATGGCACATACACAAACAACCCAAAGATTACAACTAAAAATCTCATTACAATATTTGACAAAAGAGAACCAATATGGAAAAAAACAGATGAATTCTTGCTGAAATACAATGAGGAGTATGACAATTACTATGTCGGGATAGAGGACGTTCGTTTAATTATGCACGATGGAAACCTATGTTTTAATGGAAATCGTCCTCTGTCGCGGGGTCACATCACAATAGAAACTGGCACAATAGATGTGTCAACACAAATGACCAAGTCAAAGTTGGTAATAAAACAAAATATTAACAAAATTGAGAAAAACTGGGTATTATTCACAGACAACTCAAAGTTAAATGTCATCTATCAATGGTATCCATTAACCATAGGAAAATATATCAATGATGATAACGTGGATAATCCAACTACTACATTCATTACTACAAAAACGATACAAACACCCCACTTGTTTAAGTGGGCACGTGGTTCTACGAATGGAATTGTCATTGGAGACGATATATGGTTTATAGTACATATAGTAAGTGATGAAGCGCGTAGGTACTATTATCATCTATTTGTTATACTCGATAAGATTACACAGGAGGTGAAGAAGTATTCTATTCCGTTTTCATTTGAAAAAGAGAATATAGAATATACGTTGGGGTTTGCATATATAGAGGAAACCGAACAATTTTTATTAGGATACAGCACAAATGACAGCACAACAAAGTATATGGTCGTTCCTAGAAAAAATATAGATCAGTTATTTGCATAAACAAACCTAACCAAATTATCAAACTTCATCAATGTTGGCAATGATTGCCGATTTACATGGTCCAAAGCTCTTTCTGTGCCATTGAGTAATACCATATTTTTGAATTCCATCCATATGTGCCTTTGTTCCATATCCCATATTTGCATCTAATCCATAACGCTCACTTAGAACGGGGTATTTTGCACACATCTCCAACACATAATTGTCACGAGAGGTTTTAGCGAGAATACTTGCCGCTGCAATCGCCATATATTTGCCATCACCCTTTTCAACAGTAACGTGTGATAGTTGTTGTAACGTTTGCGTATTTTCGTCAAATGCAATGTATGGCGTGAAATAGTTCCCATCAATAACAGCCATAAAATCAGAGAGTGTTAGGTTAGTATTCATTTTTATAATGGTTTCTCGAATGCATTCGTGCATTCCCTGCATAACTGCTTTTAAAATATTTACATTATCAACTACATCTGCATCTAGATAGGCAACGTGCCAAGCCAGGGCGTGATCTTTGATATATTCTGCTACCTCATTTAGCTTCTTTTTAGATGAAAATTTTTTACTGTCCTTGATATCTTTGCCAGAAAATGCAGACGGGTCTGTCGGCAATACGACACATGCAATATAAACCCGCCCAAATAGACAACCACGACCAGCCTCATCTATGGATAATTCGCATAGATGAGGAGGATTATTGTAAAATCGTTCTAGGATTGGCGCCGCACTACGGCTACGCTTTTGTACAGTACCATCGGATTCCATTCTATTATGCAATGTCTAATGTAGGTACAACGTCTTCAATTTTGCAGATTTGTCTATTTATTTTTCGTTCTATACTGTATAGAATATGAAAGGCATCAAACTCACGCCATTATTATTATTTGTATTACTATTAGTTGTTTTAGTAATATCCGTGACATTTGGAAAAATGGGTAGTATGGAAGGATTTGTTGCTTTCCAGAAAGAAAAGTCACCATTAGATAAAGTATGGATACCGCAATATTCAAAGAATGAACAGGTTTACAAGTTAAATGATAATATGTTTTTTGACAGTCGTAATGGAAATTTGATAGAATTAGACGCAGAGGAATATTCTGAAATGATTAATATACCGGGTCTATTACCTGCAACGAACGTTGCGCCAGCAACCGATGCTACTCAACCATATGCAAAGGATACCGCAATGATTATAACTACCGCTGGCGTTGAAACCGCAGTAAGAACCGCAGCACCATTCATTAAGGAAATTGCAGACAAGAAGATGGGTTTATATATGATACCTGGCAGTGTTGGTGCGCCAATTGTAGCGGGAGCACCATCAGCTCCCGAAGTGGCAGCACCGGTAGTAGCTCCTTCTGTACCTGCACCAGGACAAGTCACTCCTTCTGCTCCCACCATATCAGCAGTACAATCTGTACTAGATGCGGCAAGAGCTGCTATTTCTTCTGCTCCTGTTGCTGCTCAGGTTGCTGCTCCTGTTGCTGCTCCCGTTGCCGCTCCCGTTGCTGCTCCCGTTGCCGCTCCCGTTGCCGCTCCCGTTGCCGCTCCCGTTGCCGCTCCTGTACCAGCACCAGTTGTCGCTCCCGTTGCTGCTCCTGCTCCTGTCGCGGCGGCACCTACAACATCAGCAGTATTAGATGCGGCGAAGGCTGCAACTACCCCTGATGCTCAATTACCGTCAGTCAGTTTCGATGCAAGCGAAGCTCTTACAAATATGGTGGATACAACCGGTATAACAATTACTCGTGTGATTATTAGTCCTCGCAACGGACAATCTAGCACGATATATGATATTAAACCTAATGATATTGCACCCCGTGATACAAACGAGAGTAAAAATACAAGTGTAAGCTCATCGTATAAATCGTGGAAATACGAATCTCAGTGTGAAAATACATCCAAAAAGATGGTCTTCTATATCCCCTGGAAGGAAAATACCTACATCATAATTGTGGATAAAACTGACAATAACCCGTATTCACTGTATATGTTCGGCGCAAACAACGACGTTGGACACAAGACGTTTTCAAAGCAAGACATTTCCGAGATATATTCCCAAACAATGTTAGACGAGAAAACAAACTCAGCAATAAATGAGCCGTTATATAAAAATCAGTCGGTGTATAAGATCAGCAAGAATGTGGCGTATGACATTCAGCGCGGAAATACTGTAATTTTACCATCCGGAACAGGTGACCAAGCCAATGTGTATAATAGAGACGGCGTCAAGATGGATTTAAGTGTAATCAAACCAGACGAAAAGGGAACTATTTCAAGTGTAAGTTTCAGTCCTTGGATTATAAAGGTAGGTGATAAAACTACCGGATTTTGTATGCCACATAAAGATAATACTGTCATATGCATTTTGAGCGACAATGGAATTCCCTCATTAATAAATGTGAAACGGTTCACTCCAACGGGCGTGGATGTAGAAGGAGTTCACATAGTGGCTGACAAATCCGTCACAGACGTAAGTGTAAGTAACGACTATATTTTGAAAACGCAAATAGTCCCCCCAGTTTGCCCATCTTGCCCCGCGTGCCCAGGTAATGTAACTTGCACGAACTGTGGCGGCCAAGGAGGTTCTGGAACGTTGGCATCTGACGGAAAGTCAGTAGTAGGCGACCAAGCACCTGAGAAGAATGGAAAACGTCAAGGAGGATTAGCAAGACAGGTAATATCAGGAACAACCGGCTTAGTGAGAGACGCAGCAACTGGTGCGGATGATTTAGTCCGCGATGCAGCATCTGGAACCGCGGGTCTAGCGAAGGATGCCGTTGGTGGAACAGTCGGTTTGGCGAGGGATGCCGTTGGTGGAACAGTTGGTTTGGCAAAGGATGTTGTCGGTGGAACAGTCGGTTTGGCAAAGGATACAGTGTCTGGTGCAACCGGACTATTGACTGGTGCAGTGTCCGGAGTTGCTGGATTATTTAAATCTAATCCAACACAAATTCAGAACAACCAGCCTCAATTCCAAAATAATGCGATGAACTCCAATATGCAGTCATCCTCTGGAAGAAGAGGTGGTTCGTACGGAGGTCAGACAATAGATAACACGACATATTATGGAGCATTGCCTGAAAAACCAAGTTCAAACTATATGCCAATAACTGCGGATTTCAGTGCATTCTCGCGTTAAACTAATAAAACGAACAACATGATATAATATACATATTATTCGTTTGAATTAAAACTTAAACATATGGTGTAATAATAGTATAACAGGAAAGATGGAAGAAATATTAAAAACCATAGAATTAAATGCAATATTGGAACGAAAAGCGATTGCCGATGATATAAAAGCACAATTATCGGCATTTGGAAAAAGTACCGATAATGTGCAATGTAAAAAGGGTTTCTATATATATGGTTCGCCAGGTTGTGGGAAAACCAGTTTCGTAAGCGAATTATTAAAAGAATTGGATTATGATATAATTAAATACGATGCGGGCGATGTGCGTAATAAGAACTTAATTGATACAATTGCCAGTGATAATATGTCAAACCGCAATGTATTGTCAATGATGTCAAGAAAGGTGAAAAAGATTGCGATTGTAATGGACGAGATAGATGGAATGAATAATGGAGACAAGGGTGGAATAAATGCACTAATAAAATTAATACGACAGAAGAAAACAAAGAAGCAGCGGTTAGAAAGTACGACAAAGAACCCAATAATATGTATAGGAAATTATAGTGTGGATAAAAAGATCAAAGAGTTGATAAAGGTATGTAACGTATATGAGTTAAAATCGGCAACAAATAACCAGGTTCAGTCAATATTAACCAAAATTCTTCCATCAATTACAAACCAGTCAAATGTCACAATGGAAACGTTATTAAATTATATACAATCTGATATGAGAAAATTGGGGTTTGTGTATGATATGTTCAAGTCTGGTTCAGAACTATTAACAACGGAAACCATCAAAACGATTTTTCATACAAAAACGTATAATGAGGATGCAAAAAAGATTACAAATACCTTAATACAATCGCCAACGCACATATCTAAGCACACCCTGATTATGAATGAAACCGAACGGACAATAGTCGCATTGCTGTGGCACGAAAACATTGTAGACACGTTTTCGCCATATGCAAAAAGTAAGACGTTGCCGGTATATCTACAATTATTGAATAATATGTGTTACGCAGATTACATTGACCGTATAACATTTCAGTATCAAATCTGGCAATTTAACGAGATGAGTTCATTGATAAAAACGTTCTATAATAACTACATATACCACAATGCATTTCCTGAAAATAGACAAAAATGTAAATTGGCTGAAATACGGTTTACAAAGATTTTAACAAAATATTCAACAGAATACAATAATATGGTATTTATCACAAATTTATGTCAGGCATTAGATCTGGACAAAGCCGATTTGGTATCAATGTTTCAAGAACTCAGACTGAACAACGGAGAAGATTTCTGTAATCAACCGACGAGAATAAATGAATATGAGGGAATATTTACAAATTATGGTTTAACCAAATTGGATGTAAAGCGAATGTATCGTTATATGGATAAAAATGTGAAAAAGGATTTAATAAATATAAGTGATGATATTAGTGACGACATGTCATTGTAATCCATATACAATCAATCATATAGGTGTAAATATTTGCACATTACAAATATTTACAAAATATTTACCGGCTAAATGTCGGACATATCAACAATAATCTCAGGACTGATTTTAGATACAGCCTCTTCCGCAGGTTCTTCTTCAACTACGGATAAACGAACATTTTCAGGCGCTTGTGCCGCACGAGAAGCAGTAGTAGCAATATATTGATTTAGGCGAGTGATTTCCTGTTTTAATGTGGATATCTCACTGACACTAGCAATTAGTCGTTCTTGCAATGACTGGTTTGCTGCAATGTACTCATTCAGTTGTGCATTAATTACTGGGGTTTCAGTCTGCTGGTTATTTTCGACTGGATTTTTCTTAAATTCTATTAATTTTTGTTGTAATAATCCAATATATTTTGCATTTTGATTGTTTTTCTCTTCCAATGCTTGCATTTGTTCTTGTTGTTGTTTGATAATATTAACTACTTGCTCGCTGGTTAACCTCAACGGTTCTTGTCCGGGTCGTTGTAACATAATCGGCCCATTGGCTTTTTGTTCAGCAATTGCCTCTTCAAGCATTTGTTCACGTTTTGCTTCAATTTCTTTGATTTGTTTCAAAGCATCAGGTTTCATATGTGGTCTACCTGGTTCATAGTGTTCTAACAAACCATCAATGTCTTCCATAAAGAACTTTTTAATAGCCCCCTCGTTCGATTTTCGTATAAATGTATTCACAGTTTTAGGCGATTCTTTAAAAAATCGAGGATCTTGATTTTGGTCAAACATCTTACGTTTATCAAATGTGTTATGATCGTGAGAAAATACAAGAATGGTTTTCAACGGGTCAAGTTGAACGAACGGAATAGTGTAGTCTTTTAAAAATGCCCGCTCTTCGGCCAGTGCAGCGTGGTCTTCATATTTTGTATTCTTTAACATTTCGGTTCTAAATGCGAAAGTGCCAGCAGTTGCGTGGTTCTCATTATACGGACCACATTGTATCATTTTATTCATAGATTTAAAGTAAATGTAAATTTCACTGGATCCAGCACACAACGCTTCGGGTTTTCCTAGGAGACGTTCTACCGCGTGAGAAATTCGTTCAGGGGGGTAATAGTCATCATCATCCATATATACAATGATTGACCCACGAACGAACTGATGCATGTAGTTGCGTTTTGCTCCGAGTGTCATTTTTTCAGGAACTTCAAAGTACCGGATTTGAGGTATACCAGATGCGAGAACCAAATCTTTAATTTTATCGGTTCCATCATCTACAATGATCCATTCGATTAAGTGCATTGGATAATCTTGATTGGCAAAACATCTAAACATGTTATGTATAAATGGTCGACGGTTAAATGTTGGAGTGCATACGCTTACCATCGGCAACTTAGATGCCATATTATTAGCGGATTTACTCATTCTGTAATATAATTATAGTAAAGATATGTGTTTATATGCGTATTCTACTAATTATATTGTTGTGTATTAGTAGAATAGTAGTGTAATATTCATTAGGGCGCAGGAGCAACGCTAGCCGCGTTTGGCTTATCGGTTTCTAAACTTATAACAAGTTTCTTCCCATCTTTTAATGCGGCGTTTATTTGTTGTGCAATGTCAGTAGTTGGTTGCACATTTGCAACAACATTTCTTACATCAGGGATCTTCTCTTTGATTGATTCCAACGTAGGAATATTTTGTTTAATTTGATCCAGACTAGGTATCTGTTCTTTTAACTTACTAACGTCTGGAAGTTCGTTGTATATTCCCTGCATATACCCAGACGCAACATCTATATCTGCCTGTAAACTATCTTCAAACCCAACGTCTTGTTTCGTAGTATCTGGTGGAGTTTCTTCTGGTGGGTCTGCTTTGGAATAAGATTCTTGTGCACTATAACCGAAAAACACGATTGCCATAATATTGATTATCATTAATAATACTTTCAATGGAGGATTTTTAATATGTTTCATATAATCAATAATGCCATAAACGAGCATTACGATATATCCAACATTTATTATGTTTACGCTAATAAAATTTAAAAATCGGTATAACGTATTCATTATGCGGTCAATCGATGTTAATGGGTCACATATAGTATCGTCCTTGACAGGAAACCGCTTAGATTTGATATATCGTTTAATTTTTTCGATTGTTTTGGAAACACCGAAAAATCCATCTTCCCCTAATAATATCATTGAAAAGAATGAAAATACAAACAAATATAAGAAACACATTGTAGATGCAATGGGTACAGCAAACATAATAAGAAAGAATAGTTTGAATATGTTAGAAAGAACGGGTCGTATGAGTGATGCTGGAAATCCGGCTACAAGTGATACTACGCTTATAGCGGTAGATATTGGCTGGATCTCAAAGAATGACAATACATATAATAAGAATGTAGTAGCATACATAAGTGACAATATCTTGTTTGACATGTTTACATTTAGAATGTCAATAAGCATAGTGCGAATAGATACGGATGCAGTGTAAAAGAACCTAGTTAGTAATGTAAATAATATTGCAAAGAAACCAGCAACGTGTGTATAACTAACAATGAAATCCGGCCAAGTTTTGACAAAATACTCTTGTAGTTTTTCAGGAAACATCACTGGAATGTCAATCAAGAATTCAATTAATGCATAAATTTTATTTGTATAACCGGCAGCCTGCAATCTTTCACGAGAAATATCAAATAATGGAACTCGTTCTCCACCAACTCGGTATACCATTAAAAACGCCCAGTTATAAACCGAAATGGTAGCAATTACAAGTGCAATGCCCCAAACAACATATTTTTTTACAACTCGCGTGTCATTTTCAGCATCCGTTGTGTTTTTAGCTATGCCTGGAAGTGTACTTATGTGCACAATTGCCTTTGCAATTTTAGTTATTCCGAGATCAATCTGATCGAATATGTAGTTTACAGTTTCTGTTGCCGAAAATTTTTTAGTGGGGGCTGATTGTCGTCCGCCTTCATAAATATTATCACTTTCGGTCCAGTCATTCTCATCAAATTTGGCAATTGGAAGAACATCGAGACCTTCTATGATGGGTTCAGAGTTGTCGTTTGCATCAATCGGTTCATTTATATTCTCCAAAGTCTCAATATTCTTGAAATTCTTGCGTTTTTTCTTTTTATGCACTGCCCTTATTTTATGCTTCATAGTTTCGGTTTGGAAATTGGTGGTATCTGGTGACTTACTAAATCTTTTATCCATATTATTTTCCGATATTTGTGTCATATGTATAGTATTATCCTTATACTATACAGTTGCATAATAAAACAAACGTTCATACGGAATTATCTTGCATACATCATTCCGCAATTGCCATTAACAAATGACAAAACATTATACCGTTCTTCATACAACGTCATGTTGTAATTGTATTCATACAATTTCCAATTAGATTTGCGTACACCAATTGGATTGCCTGAAACGTCGCATATAATATCAAAACTAGAATTTACTTGATCAATGGGCGGAACGTATGTGGATATTTCAAGTTCAATATTTTTAAACTTGCTGAGGTTAATCGCACCAGATGGTTGATATTCATATGGACTAGTATTCAAACAAAAGTTGTAACAATAAATGCCTTCTTTCGCGTGACCTTTTGTGCGAGTATATTTTTCAATATAATCATATATTCCTCGGGTTAATAGGTTCTCACGATATTCTCCATCTAAAACGATCCCCATAGTTTCTAATATATGTTTATGATTATCAACAACAAAATTGCCGGTAATATATATACCAGTTGTACGGGTATCCCTTGGATCTACATTTGGATATTCACCTAGCAAGTTTGCTTCGTTTCTATATACTGAAATGTCGACTGGAATATTTTTATAAGGCCAGTTAGAGTAATTTGACCATTCGTTTCGCATATTTACATCATTGCGTTGTAAATACCACATCCAACTAGAAATCATGCCATTTGATTCCAGTTTGATGCGTTTTGATCCAGTGATGTTTTCATATTTATGCTCAAATACATCTTTTACTAAATAAACGTGATCCTCTGCTGCAAAAATATGAGCCTCTTCTTTTGAAAGAAAACAGTATGTAGAAATCAAATGTACGTCTGCATTCCAAGTAGAGATCTGATTTTCATATACAACTGGCTCAAACCCTACAATTTTTGTGTTAGCAGTTGTTTCATATATCGGGATAGGTGCATTGGGTGGAGATTGTAAAAAACGATACATTTGAAATCTTGCTTCATTAAAGTCTGGCTGAATATAAGGTCTATTATTTTCATTATCAAATACATCACGGACTGTAAACAGGTCTCGTATAGGACGCATAGTGACATTGATTACCAATTCATTGTACTGTAATGCAATGAGTGGAAATGCACAACCAGCATTTAATGTAAACCACGTATTTATTGGAATGTATAAATTTCGTCCACGAATGGATGGCTCGGCACCAACTGTACCATTGCCATATATAGCGGATGGATATGAGTTAGCCCGAGTATATGAATTTGCTGGATTGTTAATTTCAGGAACGTGTCCGGTCATTTGATTGAATAGTTCCTTTTTCTCCGCAGTAAAATCGCGTTCAACCATTAATTGTAGATATTCACCCGTATATTTTTGCAGGGTTTGTGACCCACACGTGATAACCACCTCCTTTATCATATTTGTACCGAGATGTTCTATCCATTTAAAATCGTAGGGCGCCCATCGAAAATCCGTACCATTTACTGAACTTGATACTGGATGATGAACCGGGCTCCATATGTCTGGTATGGTTACAACAATATAGGTATCCATAAGCAATTCCGCATAACGTGGAACTTTAAATGTAAATGTAGAATCTTCGGTTAATCGCAACTCTCTTAAACCATTATAATCCAATCTGAACTTTTGAAGTCCAAAGTTACTGTATTTACAATATGTAACCTTGAAAAAAGTTTTACTAGGGTTTCCTGTTAAAAATAAATTGTTATTCCCAAGAGCAACGATGTTTAGTAATCCGCCTGCCATTTATATGTAGTTATATATTTTACTATTATTATATTTGTTATAGATAATAACATTTATTTTATTGTCTCCTTATTCTTTATACTAGGCGTTTAATATGAAGAAATATCAAAAAGTGGTGCTTGTAATTACAGCAATGATTTTGTTATACGCATTATGGCGTTTTTTTAAACGACGCAGAGATGTAAGCAAGCTGTGCAATAAATTACACATTGAAGGTGTAAAACGTAAACAAAAGTGCAAAAATCCGGAATGCGGTAATAACCATATTGACCGAATTGAGGGATTTGGGTCACCCGAGTCAGAATATATGGGTCTTATCAACGAAGACGCAAACAATATTGTATCGCTTGGAAAGAGTTATACGTACAGGCCATTGAAGGAGTATGTAATAAAGAGCTCTTATAATAGTGCAATTACTGGAAATTATGTGAATGCGGAGATGGTAAAGTATTTATTGAAACGCGGGTGTCGTCTGCTAGACTTTGAGGTTTTATATATAGAGGACAAGCCATTTGTCACATATACCACTGACTCCAAGTTAGAGACAATCAATACAGATAATAAGGTGTTGCTTGATAATATATTGACTGCTGCCGTGTCTCAGGCATTTACCCAACCAAGTCCGAATTATGAAGATCCGTTATTTATACACTTGCGTATAAAATCAAATAACAATGCGATTTATAAAGCAGTCGCAAAGTCAATTGATGCAACGCTTCGTGCAAAGTTGTATCCCACTAAAATAACAAATCAGACGAAATTGTCTGATGTTATGGGAAAAGTGGTTATAATAATGGATAAATCTGTCAATCGCAAATATGCAGATGACAGTGCGTGTGGAATAAAGGAGACAGATTGTTATAATCTGTCAAAGTATATAAATTTAGAGAGTGGCTCGGATTTGCTGTATCTGAATACATATACAGATTTATTGAACCAAAATTATGATATAGTACGCATTCAAGATAAGTGTGATATTTGCACGGATGTTAAACGACATAGAATGGTTATTCCAGACAAATTGAATAATTCATATAATCCGGATGTACACGAACTAATTGGAAAACACGGATGTCAATTAGTAACCAACCGATTTTATATAAGAGATGAGAATTTAGATAAATATGAAAAAATGTTTCACGATAACAAGAGTGGCATTATACCACTTGCGTTTGTGTTAGATTATATTAAGAAGCGAGAAGGAACGAAGTAGTTTAGTTGGAATACAAAATATCGTGTTATATGTATATGGTAAATAAATATAACAAGAAGCGTTCAAATAAATCACATACTACAAAACGCAAAAAATTTAAAAATGCCGAATGCACTGATAATATGACATTTCAAGAATGTGAAATGGCAATCTTGCGCCATAATGTAGATGAAAATGAAGAAATTCAAGGGAGACGAGTGGTAAATAATGAAGATGTAAAGAAAATGTTGAAAATCGTAGAAGATTTTATAGTAAAAAAGAAGTTAATATGTTACGGTGGGACGGCAATCAATAACATTCTTCCAAAGAATGCACAGTTTTATAATAAAGAAACCGAAATACCGGACTATGATTTCTTTTCACCTAATCCAATTGACGATTGCAAGGAACTAGCTGATATATATTACGAAAATGGATTTACGGATGCTGAGGCAAAGTCGGGAGTACATGTTGGAACATATAAGGTATTTGTAAATTTTATACCCATTGCGGATATCACGTACTTAGTGCCTGAAATATACAATGCTATACATCCAGAGACGATTGTTATAGCTGGCATTCATTATGCACCACCAAACTATTTACGTATGGCTATGTATTTAGAATTATCTAGACCTGCTGGTGATATATCTCGTTGGGAGAAGGTGTTGTCTAGATTGAATTTATTAAATCAATATTATCCAATGTCTAAAAGTGAATGTTCTCATATTGATTTCCAAAGAGGGTTAGATAGCAACATGGAGAACGAAGAACAATTGTATATTATACTTCGCGATACATTAATAAATCAAGGAGTAGTATTTTTTGGTGGATATGCATTTGGATTGTATTCAAAATACTCACGTGATGAAAAACATAAAATGAGAGAAGTGCCTGACTTTGATGTCTTGTCCGATGATCCAGAACGCACTGCTATGATTGTCAAAGAACAATTAATGCAGAATGATTTTAAAAACATAAAAACGATCACACATAAACCAATCGGAGAACTAATGCCTGAGCGAGTAGAGGTTTTGGTAGGAAAAGAAACAATCGTTATGATATATAAACCAATTGCGTGTCACGGTTATAACAAAATAAACATAAATAATAAAGAGATTAATGTGGCTACAATTGATACAATTTTAAGTTTTTACTTGGTGATGATCTACATAGATGTGGACTTAAACTATAACAGATTACTCTGTATGGCGAATTTCTTATATAATATTCAAATACAAAACCGATTAAATCAGCGCGGTCTATTAAAGCGGTTTTCAATGGACTGTTACGGAAAGCAATTGACATTGGAGGACATACGTGCTGAGAAAGCACGTAAATACAAAGAGTTTAAAGAAAATGGTGCCGATAAAAAGGAATATGAAATGTGGTTTTTAAAGTATACTCCGAGTGATAAATTGGCTGCTAATAAGAACAATAAAACCAGGAAAGTTAAACGTCTTGTAATTACAGACAAGGATGAAAATGAAAAGGAAGAAGAGCCGAAAAAGAGAACAGTAATGGATATATTACGAGCGGCAGTTAAAACTCACTAATAAAGGTAGTGAATTGAACCATTGCATAATACACGGCACCGAACGATATACTTTTTAACAACAATCCATAGAAGTTAAAGTTTCCATCATCATTATAAATAGACAAGAACGAGAACCTCTTGAATATGATTTTATTTATAATGGGCATTTGAAAAATAAAATACAAAATAGCAATGACAATGGGTGTTTGAAAGTCGGTAATGATGCTATCAATCGTGTTTCGTCGGCGTTTCTTGTCTTCGTATTCGCGCAGGTTCTTTTCGGTTGTTTTTTCGTGGTCTCTAACGTAATCGTCCAACTCTTTTTGCTTAGGAATGTAGTTGGGCTGTACGTGTTCATCGTGAGAGTATACAGTTGTGTCGTGTTGGATATCACGCGATGGAAGACGTTGTTGTTGCATCGCATTTAATTGTGCAATGTCTGTCTCAGACAATTGATTTGGTACAGGAGGTCGCATTTGTGGGACATTATGTTGTGGCAATGGTGCGGTCGTATCTTGCGGCAAGTCAATAATCGGATTTTTATCTGAAATGCCATAAGGATTTGGGTGCACGTTGATTGGGATGTAATTGTTAGGCATTTCGTGTGGTTTACTCGACTGGGCATTTCCATTGGGTAGGTCAGAAATTCGCGTAAATGAATTATCCATTTGACTATACAATAATGGATAACAATAATGTATAGTTTTTACGAATATACGATACTACGTTTATTCATTGTTTACAGCGTGTCCAGATACGTCAATAATTCTCTTAGTGGAATCGCATCTTCCTGGTTCGCTTTTATACTTATAACATTTCTCATTATGCTTAAATGTTTTATCTTCAATGTCTTCAATTACTGGGCCATTAAACACGATGCATTTTTCGTCAGCGCATGTTTTTCGGAATAATGTGGCTAAACCTAATCCTAACATGATTGAAATCAGTACTTGTCCAGTAGGGGTATTCAACAGTCTTTTAAAATTCATTGTATACTATAAACGATGATAATATACAACCACTAAATTGTAAATGAGCGGTTCATATTAGGATTGAACCGGCACCTTGCTAATTTCATTTTCATTCTTAGGACAAGTGACTTCAGTGGGCTTAAATGAAAAGCAAGTATCTGTCTTGTCTTTATATTGTAAAACGCCTACATTCTCTGGCGTGGGGTATACATATATCTTTCTCGTATCAGGCATTGTGATATAAACTGCGAACAAGCCAAAGGCTAAACTTAGAATGAATACGTCAAGGCGTATAAATTTGAATATGCTCATACTGCAACCAACTAAAATATACGCATATTTTTTTGCATTCAAAAAAGATTGTTATTATTTCTTATGCTTCTTCTTTTTCTTTTGTTGACTAGACAGAGAGTTCTTCAATTCCTTTTGCTTATCCTCCTCTTCCATCTCTTTCAACAAATCGGGATGAATAAAGCTCTTTTCTTGTGTAGCTTCACCCGCTAATCTAAATGTATACGTATCTTGTGCAGATCCTGGTTGGAGAGAATACTTTGCGGCGAGTTGTCGTTGCATTTCGGCGTGAGCACGTTGTTGTTCTTCACGTCTTAATTGTTCTGCGTGTTCTTGTAGGCGTTTTATTTCCACTCTACGCTTAGCGTTTTCCTTCAATTTCTCTTTCTTTTCCATTCTATCAATCGCATTTGTGTCAAGACGAACGTTTTTACCAAGACCACCCATACCACCCATTGCTGCTGCAAGACCACCAAGCCCTCCCATACCGCCAAGAGCTGAGGCAAGACCTCCAAGCCCCTCTGCTCCCCCTCCTCCACCCATCGCGGATGCTAGTCCACCAAGACCACCCATACCCTTTGCCATTTTCTTAAACATGTTATTCAACTCGTCATTTCCACCAGCACCTTTCATCTGATTTATAAGATCGCCAGCTTCTTTCATAATTTCCTCACGTGAGATTTCCCCACTCTTCATTTTTGCATCTAACTTGCCACCCACAGTCTTCATTAAATCCATAATTTTCTTCGGATTTTTCATTAAAGTCTTAATAACATCTTGTGGGTTTTCTGCGTTGCCTGCATCCGTGCCGAGTAAATCAGCGAACTCTCCCGAAATTTCTTCTGCCATTTCCTTTGCGAGAGACCCAATCTTTCCATTAAATACAGACTTCAAGTGGTCTTGAATATTATCCATATTTGGCATACCGTCCATTTTACCAAACGCAGATTTAATGCCTTCGTCGGGGTTCTCGGTATCAGCCGATTGTGCGTCCATATTTTTAAAGAAATCAGTCAGTCCGCTCATAGTTTCGCTGAGTTTTGCGTGTAACTCTTTCTCATCAATGCCATCAAACATATTCATTGTATCTCCAAACGTATCCTTGTCCTTAACTTCACCGATTACAGTGAACAACATCAATTGCAGATATTTCCAAATAGTCTTTTTGGTATTATCACTCAGACCATCGGTATTGTATAGGACTTTGAAGTCCACATTTGGTAAAAAGTTCACATTTACTTGACTTTCCGCAGAAAATATATCATCGTTCTGATACAAAATATCAAAAAAACGTTCTGGATATACTTTCTTGCAGTGGGCAAAGACGCTGGCTAATAATTCAGAAGGTAGTTCAGGGTAGATCAAGTCGTTCCACCAATGAACATATTCAGGAAACGTAAGAGATAAGTCCTTTGTAAAGTCTGAAATGAGAGAGGTAAAATTGGTAGGAATAGTCGTATTTTCCATAATAAGAGTACAACCAATGTTTTATTTAACTCATTTGGTCGTCAAATATAATATCCTAGAAAATTGAAAACTTTTTATGCGATGTTCTACAAGTATTCATTTCAACTATTTTCATAGTTATCAAATTATTAGAGTAAAAATGCCTAACCCGATAATGAAGATATATATTCCCCGTATATTAGGCGGGGTTACATCGAAAATGTTAAGAACTACATTTGAACGACTATCCATAGGAGATGCCTATTACATTGATATGCATCGTAAGGTAAATGAAAACAATCGTGTTTACTATTTCGCGTTCTTAGAAATAGAGATGTACGATACAACTGCTGCAAAAAGAATATTATCAAGCTTGAATAATAATAAGACAGTTAATTTGGTATATGATGAAGAAGCCGGACAATATTGGGAGTTAAAGAAGCATATTCCAAAGAATGAAAGACCAAGCAAGTTTGCCGAGGTAGTGCCCGTTTTATACGAAACATATATGGCAGCAATAGAGAAGGCGGGCATAGTAAAAAAAGCCAAGGCACCAGTCGAGGAACCAGTAGACGACTTCGATTACGATACCGAAATACAAGAACGCCCGTATAATATGTGGGATGATAAATATAACTTTTGGCTATCCTTATAATAAAATAAAATATATCTAGCAAAAATACAAAAATAAACAATCAATAAAACACAGCAGCGAACTACAAAAAATATAATAAAAAAATCTGTCTCGTCAGATTTTTTTATCTGTGTAAAATATACAATCGGCAACATGGCATATACGCATACGTCCGAATTGACCAAATTACAAAACAATTTTCAAAATATCTGGATATTAAAGGATGAAATTGTTAAGGCAAAGCAAACTATTTGTACAAAACTTGCTCATCTCAAAACAGCATATGGGGAATTGACGAAGAAAAACTCAAAGAAAATGTACTTATTTTGCTTGGACACATTTTTCTTTCAGTACAAGACATATTCAATTGAAATGGATAACTTAGACAAACATCGTATACTATTGAATAATCGCATGTATTGTGACTACTATAAACTATATGTGCTGATTACTACATACTTGAAGGAGAACGCAGAAGAACTTGATACAGAACAAGTTGATATGCGATCATTTAATGCTTACAAAGACCTAGAACCCTATCACGAATATAATTTAGATGATATCAAAGTATTACATGCGACTATATTAGGATTTATTAAACATTTACAATCCAGATATGATACAAATGAGTATAATATACGCAATTATAATGCAAAGAACCGGGCTGGGTTCTCGGTATCCAATTTTTTAAATACAATGGAGTTCGAGAACATGTTAGTGAAACAGCAGATATCCCTTTATTTGAATTACATTGCGTTTTTCCATATATCTCAACATAAACAATTAACACGATTATTGGCAAAACTACAAGAATTTGATACTGACATTGAGGCAAACCTTAATGTAAATGGATTGTGCTCCATCAATGATATTGAAAATACAGAACCCATTAATGACTTCTTTAAAATGGATGAAGATGGACTAGCACCCACTATATCACAATATAGTAGTTCTGCTCAGTTAGATGTAATTCAACAAATCAAGATAGAAATGGTTGAGGAGGTTAAACCAGATGATGCATATGCACTTGCAAATCAGCAGAATGTAGAGTAATACTATACTTCTGTATTTACAATATTGCGGATGTATTTTATTTTGTGCGTTTATTATATAATAATTAATGCCCGAACAAAATTCGCCCGATGAGTTAGGTTTAGATACTCCTCATGAACACCCTAATAATAATTCTACCGATAATAAATCTACAACTGGAAATAGTGAAAGCAATCTATTGAATGTGGAATGGTCGCCAGACAATGAGAAAATAATGATTGAATGGTGTGATGTAGCACAGTGTTATAAATGGTTAAACTACCGTTCTCACGCAAAGTTGTCAACAATGCACGCGTGGTTTACCATACCTGCCATTGTACTTTCTACAATAAGTGGAACTGCATCGTTCGCTCAGGAAAGTTTTCCGGATAATATAAAATCATTTGCCCCTGCTATAATTGGTAGCATTAATATTTTTATTGGTATTTTGACCACTATACAGCAATATTTGAAAATTTCAGAATTGAATGAAGCCCACCGTGTATCTGGTATATCTTGGGACAAGTTTGCTCGTAATATACGTATTGAATTAGCGAAGAAACCAGCAGAGAGAGACAATGCTGGACATTTTTTGAAATTATGTCGTCAAGAATTTGACAGATTAATGGAAACTAGCCCATCTATAAGTGATAATGTGATTGACGAGTTCACCCAGAAATTTAGCGGAAAACCCGGAACAGATAAGAGACTTCGTTATGAACGGTTGAGAAAACCGGACATATGTGATACGATTGTAAGTGTTGACGAGACACGCAATAAATGGTATGAACAACTTAATGGGCTACCGACCGACATTACTGAGACGATTGATGATGCAGCAGTGCGAGCAAGAGATAATTTTATATTGGAACAAAAACAATTGCTTGAAGAAAAGGAAGCAGAACTAGCACGTCATCTTGAAATGCAACAAAAAAGTGTACGTGTACAATTGGAGAACGTGGAGCGAGCAGCACAGTTGCGCAAGGCACAAGAAACATATTTTAATGAACAGGTTGCGATAATTAATACATACATTAGTGGATATAAGAATATTTATGTTAGAAGCCCAACGGCTAACGAATTAAAAGAGTATTTTGCAACTGTAATAAGTGAAGATATAATAAATAAATTTTTAGAAACATACACGCCCGCATAATAGTAACAATATTTAGGTTTTACAAAATATTGTTATATTTCCAAGAAGAGATCCATATTCTTTATTGACCAGTATTCAACACCCTCGGACAAAAAACATACACACATATTGTCTGCAATTAAATCGTATTCCGAAGTGATAAACGGTTCAAGCAATACATATATTGCATCTTGATGAAATAGGGCATATCGTTTAAGATACGCAGTTTCTGATGTATCTAATGCGGTACTTGTAAACAAGTATCCATTACCAACGACTGGATGGTATACTTTGTCACTTAACATAGATAAAGACGACTTATCATCGTCTACGGATTTAACATTTGAATATTCGTCGTTTATACTTTCACACAAATATACTCGTATGGGATAATGTACAGGTTTGTGGGTTTTATCATCATATAAATAAACGAGCTTATTGTTTATAGAAAATAGACCTGTTGCTGTTGGTTCAATCTGTAAATCTAGTACACGTTTTTTATTCACAAGTTCATCAATGATACAAGAAGTATGAGTATCCGAAAATTCGGGGGTGAATTCAATATCTGTAACATCAAAGAATAAGTATATATTGCCCGCATTTGCAACAAACCCTTTGTAGCACTCCTCACGAATGTCTTCTGTATTTACCACATATTTTTTTATATATTGAGAACCTTGCTCATATAAAAAATCGTCCGAAACTGATATATTTTCTGTGTTTGTTTCAGGATCTGGCATTTCAGTCTGAGGTTGGTCATCTACTTCTATGTCTATTGGTTGAATATAGTCGGCATTATCGGCATCGTCATCCGCTTCATCTCCACACTCGGCGGTTATAGTGCTAATAACGTGTTCAATGATTTTTTCCATTGATACAGGAATAGATAATATATTCCAGCTCAATACGGTTACGACGAGACGTTCCTCTGGGAATATCAATAGCATTTGTCCTCCCATACCAGCACTTGTCCAAACAATCCGCCCATTATCTGGTCTGTGATATAACCACCACTGGTACCCGTACGAGAACGCATTATCTGCTTTATTTTCTGGTACACTTGATGCAAGTGAATCTTTTATCCAAGACTTGGATACAATCTGTTGTCCGTGCCATACGCCATCATCGAGAACGAGATGACCAATTTTAATTAGGTCTAGACCACTCATAAATAGCCCACCTTCTGTATCAGTAGTACCATCATAACTGCGTTTCCAGTGGTATTTAATTCCGAGTGGTGCAAATAAATGTTCTCCGGCATAGGCATCAATATCCTTTCCAGTCTCGCGCAAGAATATGTGAGCAAGCAATTGACTTGCCCCACTTGAATAGTTGAAATCCTTACCGGGCTCACTTACCATAGGTTTGTTTATTGCGTATGCGACCCAATCATCGGTTCCTTCCATTCGCGACGAGTCGCTACGTTTGTCGGCGTAGGGTACCTTTTCTTCCCATTCAATGCCAGTGGTCATTGTGAGTATGTGTCGGAGCGTCATTTGTCGCTTACGTTCATCTACATTCAACACCTTTGTTTCATCAAACCAATTCAATACCGGTGTATCTAGTGTGGCGCGGAAGTCGCCGCGCGTGATTGCAACACCAAATATAATGGACGTAATTGTCTTCGTAATAGACTGTATACTATGCATTTCATAATCTTGCACGTAAGGATGCAATGATGAATCAAAGTAATTGTATGGTCCAGTTAAGCGTTGATTTAGTGGGCCAACCTGACTGGCTTCCGTCTTATAAATAGTGCTGTAATCTCGTGGATATCTTCTGGAAAATGCACGCTTACCACACCTAAATATTTCAATCAAGTCTATCATTCCGTGTTTGCCATCAATAACTTCTTTATCAAGCGCTTGCAATTTGTCTATATTTAGTCCAACCGTTTCAGGGTCAACAATTGCTTCATTGTCATGCTGCATTTTTCCACCAGCAATTTCAGGAAGTGCATTAGGAAATGCCAATGAGTTGTTATTTTTTACGAGATGGTATGATATATAAGGCAATGACAAATCATTTTGTTGCGTATACATACACATAAATAAAGGCGGGTGGTTCTCCTCATCATAATTAAATTCTCTTGATAACGGGTCGTCGCCTAGATATGTATACGTGTTAACATTTGCATCCACGGTATTATATTGTGGAGCCGCATCTGGTATATATTCGGGTGCGCCCAAGAAAGCGATTGACTTATTCGTGTTGTCTGTTGTCACGTCTCGCGTTTTACTCATAAACTTATTTCTTATAAGTATTCGCGAATCAATAATAGTAGACATAGTTTCCGTTGTATACATTATACGCTGTAATTTTTATCGTGAGACGTAAACTAATAAAAAAATAATATAAAGGTGATATCATAATAAAATGTATAATTAGCAGCCGCTATAACTATATTTAGGACCTATCCTACCCAAACTTTCTAAATGACTGAGACTGATGAAATGAGCCTTACCAGCGACTATGCTGACTTTCAACCAGTATATAAACAAGACGATTATACACTCGCAAGTGAAAGCAGTGAAATGTCCGAAGTAAGCCCGACGAAAAAGAAGCAGCGAAATTACATGGATGCGTATATGTTGAATGACAAGTCGTACCATAAAATGAGACGTACTGGCGGAACAAGCGATGAAAAGGTCGGAGTATACTCAACGTGCACAATGCCCGGTGCAAGCATACGCGATGCAATTACTGGTGCATCAACCCCGATGTGTCGCGTTGGAAGCATATATGAAGATTTATACTTTAAGGTATGCTTTGCCACGGGAGAATTTGGTAGTGAACCAAAGACCATGTTCTTTGATTGTCCAGAGCAATATGAACGCCACTTGAACGCATCCGTGTCACAATCTATCAAGGATAGATGGACAAGTAAGTTTGCATCTGCTCGCAAACTCCTAGAAGGTGAACAGTAATAAACCACAATTTAGGAATTTGTTACATCTAGTCAGTAAACAAAAATATATTTATAATATAACTAACAATGTACGACGCACCCATCCCAATGATAAATTATGTATTAGCAACTATTACGGCATCGGTATTAGCATATGCAACTGCAATGGATATTAATAATAATGAGAATAACGGTTCGGCGACTGATAATTTACCATCACTTAACGATAGTTATGCCAAAGAACCAGAACCAGCAGTAGAACCTGAACCAGAACCAGTAAACGAACCTGCATCAGCAGTTGAAGTAGAACCAGTGAAAGAACCTGAACCAGTAGAAGAAATGCCAATGGCAGAAGCACAAATTGTACCACCCGCACAACCTGAAAAAAATAATCCATTATTCGGAGGGAAGCGTCACAATCCAAAAATAAAAAAAACAATACGAAATACACGCAATAATAAAAAACGCAAACAGACAAGAAATAAAAATCATATTAAATAGAAAATTGAATTATATTACTTATTAAAAAACAAGTAACATAATTTAACTAACAAGATGAACAACGGGTTGCCATTTATTTCGAATATAACACCTTGCTATGCAAGTGACATTATTTCAGTCGCAAATGACATTAGAAATGCCACATTAAACCAAATAAACAAACTATATGTATCGGTTGGTGGGAAATATAATGCAAGATCAGTGCAAATCGGCAGTGAAGCAACCCTAATCCCGAGTAATTCGTTATTTCAATTGTTTCCACATTTCGTGCAAACGAGAGAAGATGACCCAGACGATCAATGTTTGATAATAGCAATAGATGATTTTCACAACGCACAAAACTTAGCAGATAATATTGCATTGTTGCAGAGGCACAAGATTCCGAATACGTACATTATATTATGTAATTTGCTTTGCACCAAAACATTTATGACAAGTTTTATGGAAGATTTGTTAGAATATGTGCGACTAGCGAATATACGCAAAGAAAATTTTATGATATGCAATTATATCAAGTTTCTGAACGAACCAAATGCGGATGAACGACGATCTGCAATAAGTATTCCAGATGCTATTCAGCGGGTATTGAATTTGGAACAGAATGCGCTTTATTCAGATCGCTTTTATGATTGGTTTGGATACAGTCCTGCGAGATATAATTATGTATATTGTTATAAATATCGGAACCAGATCAACTATGCATCAATGCACAAATTAGAAAAAATAATGAATGAAATAAATAGCTTGTCGTCTTCAAAAATTTCATTTCGCAACTATGCAGAAACTGATATTTGGGACAATATATATGACATCACTGGTTATGGCATTGATAAGAATAAAATATCAATGTCATTGCGTGAATGGTTTATCTACAATAAAAATTTGACCCCCCAACCTCAATCTAGAAGCGCCAAGCAATTTTGAAAAAACTGTCTTACTTTTACTTTGTCTGCTCCTCCAACTCCCTCATCTGGAATAAACCGAGTATTTCCTTTTTTATAACATAAGATAGCGGGAACCCCATTGACCATTTTTTTCGTTTTTAGAAATGCATATAAGTCAACGCTGACATCAATGTCGACCAATACACATTGAACATTATCTGGCATAGAATTGAAACCAGCCATAACATCCGCTTCAATCATTTTACAAGGCCCACACCAATCGGCTCCAAACTTGATAATTACCAAACCAGGGTTTGTTTGAAGTAGGGTTGCAAATTCTTGTCGGTCGCGTAAATTAGTAATAATTGGAAGTCCCATTCTGTATATTATACAACCTTATGTTTTTATCTTGTTTTCGGATAAAGTAGGTAAAAACAATATCGTAAAATGGTATACTACGAATGTCAACCAATGAAAAGAGCCACAATTTAGATATACATATGTATTCGCTCAAAGAACTATTAGCACTATTTCACACTGATTATAATATAAATTTGGATGATTTAAAAAGAGCAAAAAAACAAGTATTAATGACACATCCAGATAAGTCCAAACTTCCAGCAGAATATTTTTTGTTTTATAAGAAGGCGTTTGATATAGTGGTTAATTTTTATAACAACCAAAATAAACAGACACAAAAACCTACTGCGGAGAACACGACATATGTTCCGGCTTCTATATCTGATGCGAATAAAAATACGACAAAACAAATCAAGTCGGCGATTACCAATATGAATGTTCGGGAATTTCAAGACAAATTCAATACCATATTTGAGAACAATATGGTAAAAAAGACGAATAGTTCTCGCAATGAATGGTTTTCCAAGGACGAACCAATATTTGACAACCAAGAAGACGTGAATGCGAAAAATATGGGTCAGGTATTTGATAAAATTAAGGAAAAGCAATCTGGTTTAGTTAGATATACGGGTGTGAATAATTTAGTAGTGAACAGTGGCAGTGGGAGTAACTTTTATGACGAAGACGAAGATGATGATACCTACGTTACGAGTGATCCATTTAGTAAATTAAAGTTTGATGATTTGAGAAAGGTGCATAAAAACGAAACAGTTCTGGCAGTTAGCGAACGGGATTTTAATAAAGTGAAACAATATGCATCAGTTGATCATTTTATGCGAGAACGTGGCAATCAATCACTGACGCCACTAGAAAAACCAGAAGCGGAAAGAATGTTATCAATGAAAGAACAACAGTATAGAGAGCGAATGATAAATAAAGAACATTCGTCGCATTTGCAGACAATGCAATATGCTGAAAAAAATAAGGCAGTTCTCTCACAATTCTTGCGATTGACCAATAGTTCTATGTGAATTGCATTCGATTGCGTTTCATTAACCATTCCTTCTCCATATCCAACATCAAATGGCTATAATCAACATTTTGTTGTTCCACGTCACTATAATTTTCATACTGAGTTGTAGTCAGAGGCGTTATTATGTACCAGAAATATTGGGTTTGCAGACGCTTCCAATACATATCAATTGCAAATTCTCGTTTATTTTGTGGGTCTTTTAACAACAAGTTAAGACCCGTTTTAAAATTATCTAGCAAAATGTCGTACATATTCTTTTTTACTATATAACCGGTCGTTGTTTGACAATTGAAAATGCGAGAGCAGTAATCTGTTATCACTTGAAATGGTGGACAATTATTGCCGCCGATAATTAATACGTCCCATTGTATAGTTGTATTATTATAAAACTTGGTTAGGTTTTCACGTAACAGTTCTGGTTTTAAGAATGTAATATCATCTTCGCATATAAATACGTGTTCAAAATTGCGGATTTTTGCAATTTCAAGACATTTAATGTGACTAAGTGTACATCCGATGGCACCCGATGCCATTTTCACTGCATCCACTCTCTCTGGTTTTAGACCAAATTTGTCGAATTCACTAATAACATGTTCTAAACGATCCGTACGACTAGCAAGATTAATAAACAGCGTATTTGTAAATAATTCCATATTTATAAATACTGGCAGGAAATGTCTATATATGTTTTGTATAAATTATATTAGTCGTCCTCATTTTCAACGGTTTCAACTAGCACATTTGGGTCAGGTCTCGGCGCGTACATTGAAGGTCGGGGCGCTGGCATTGACTGAACTTGCGTAACCGGTTGATTTAGCTGTTCATTCGTGAATGCGAGTTGTTTGGATAAGTTCAGTATCATTGTTTTCAACGAGGATATTTCCGATTTCTGTTCAGTCAATAAATCAAGCAACTGTTTGGAAGTAATGTCATCGGACGATTTCGCTTGTGTTTTGTTGCTTGTGTTTTCCGGTATCAATTGTATATTTTCGGGTAGGACAGAATTTTTCGCCGGTTGCGCGCCTTGTGATGGCATCGGACTGAGTACATTTGCAGCAGGTTGCATGCTCTGTGATGGCAATGGATGAAGATTCATATATGCATTTCGTTCTTGTATTTGTTTCTGAATTAATTCGTCCATATTTGAAATTGCAACATCTTTCTCCTTTTCCCTGAAATCTAATGCAGCGGGCTTGGATTTATCCAACAGAGTCTTGTATTCTTGTTGTTTCTGCATAAATTGTTGTTTGTAAAGTTCTTCTCTGTTATTTTCAGGAATGGGAGGAGTAGGTATATTAGTGTAAGTCGGTAGTGCAGGTTCCGGTTCTTGTTTAGTACGAGGTGCCATATTATGTAAACTTTGTATCATATATGTGAGAACTTCTTTGTTTAATTGGTTCAGTTCGTTTTTATCAATCTGTCGTCCCTTGTATGTGTTATAAAAATGCTCCATTATGGCTCTAAACCATTGTTCCTTTTTAATGTGGGTATTGGTTTGAAAAAACTGGACAACAAACGGATTGTTATTCGTTATATCCCATATCAACTGCTGGTTCTCTGGATGGACTAATAATGACATTATATATTGAAGATAATGTCATATGTTTATATCTTTCTAGTTCGTTTAGATTTTCTTCGTTTGGACTTTTTTCGGTTAGATTTTCTGCGCGTAATCTTTCCACCAGGTTGGGCAACTAGTTTTATTGGGGCTACCTTGTATGGTCCACGGTCAAATGTCAAATCTTTACCAAATGTTTTGAAAAAACCATCAACTGCTTTCTCTGGTTCATCTCCACTATACGTCTTCAAATAATTAGACAATTCAGATAAAACATAATCTACTCGTTCCGCAACACGATTATCATTCAATTCATTCGAATTATATACAACGGTATTAAACACGTGTTCTGTATTTGGATCCCGTACGGTTTTTACCAATACCGTTACATCCGGGTTATTATTATCGTCGGTGTTCATATGTAATATGTCTTCTATTATATTACATATAGATAATTATGCATTAAAATATAAATCACGAAATTTACTAATATACTTGTCTGGGATACGTTTGTTTTTGAAGAAGTCGATCTTTGATTTTACGTCGGTAAACTTGTGCAGGTCGGTTTGTCCAGTCAACATCGTAATAATAAAAAATAAAGAATACACACCACACTCAGTATTGCCATATTGATGTTGCATTGGATGGTTCTCATAGAATGTAATTTCTTTGCCGATCTGAGAACATTGTTCTTGTATACGTTCAACTAACTTTCTAATTTCATTTGGAACTGGGTCTCCTGCACTGTCCAGATAAAATGCAAAGTGGTCATCAAGGTCAACAAATAATGATACCCAATGAGAACCAGGCTCATCGTGTTCGTCTAAATTAAATACAATGCCTATTTTAGTTTTGTTAACAGAAATCTGATGTTTTGCATTAAATTTGCACAATTCATCGGTAACGCAACTATCAGTTTCACTTCCACCCATTTTCTTATCAAAATCAATAGGCGTGGGACGGATCGCACAGAAATATGGGTACCGCTGTTCATATTGACGAAGGACTTTATATATGTCGTTCGTATTTAACCACGTGTGTGGATTTTTCTTCCAACTCGCTGGTTGATCGGGTGCGAAAACGTAATTATCCAGAGTTTTACGAATATTGTTGTCAGTAATTAAATCTAGCCAACAATCTTCTTTGTTGCATGTACTTAATTGGTGTTTTAGACTGACCCAGATTTTACTCGGCGATACGTCTTGAATTTTAGTTGATGGGTTAGCCGAGTTATAATATTCTTTCAATTGCAACAATACGTGAGCAGGAAAACAACTACCTTTTACAGGTGCCATATCTTTTACTGCGGGGCTACAATTCATTTTAGATAAACCATGGTGTTTTCGTTTTGTTCTATTTATTTTGTTGCGTTTATGTGTTTGGCTTTTTCGCCCATTTTTATGTGCCATTGGGTTCTCGTTATATACAATATATGTTTATATTTCCATCAGCTAAAACATTTGATTGTTAGACCGGCCATTTACATTCTGCTTTTGTTTCACTACACGGCTGCCTCCCCAGAAGGACTTCATAATAGGCTGAACTGCATCATTTTCTTCTGTTTCAACCGCAGGACAATCATCTTCGTCTATATTTCCAAATAATACATCGTCATCGTCTGAGTGCTCGTTTGATTTATTTTCTAATTCTTTCATTTGAAAGTACTGGATAAGCGTTTTTATATATCCATTGAATGCTTCATTTACATTGGTGGTAATCTGTTTAGACGGGTCAGAAAGCATTTCATTTGTAAGGTTCGTTATTTTATATTTATATTTAGTAATCAAAGCATTATGTTTAACCATTTCTGCGTGTTTTGTCGGATCGGTGTTCGCGATATAACGTTTGTAATGATTTTTATTCATTAATAGTTCAAGTGTAACTTTATCAATCATTTCGTTATTATGTGTAACAACACTTGCGTTATTTGTTTCATCCGCATCGCCGTCCTTCTCCATCCGTACTATATATATTAAATACGTTTTTTATCCTCCTAAAACGCATATAATGATTTTAGCACGTCAATGAAAAAGAAAATATATTGCTATGGTATAATATAATAATGTCATCAGTATTAGGCGGTCCATTCAATGGATATTCTGGAAAACAAACAGTGACGAATTATAAAGATAGTGAACAGACGATGTCTAGACGTGTATTGCGTAGTGCGTGGAATACCAGAAATGCATCTGGAACAGTAAACGGACGCAGTCGTGTTATTACGCCGTTTAGAGCCGTAAATAATTTAGGTGATTTCTTGTCGCGTACTAACTATGTTTGCGGGGGTCCCAACCAAGTGACTAATCACAAACCAGGAATGCGAATTGGCTCGATCATATCTGATTGTGACGCGACCGGTGTAGAGGGGTATTCGGGCAATCCCAGATTTGTGCCCGACTCGTCCGATTACATTCGTTTCAAGAAGCAACAGGCAATGAACCGCAATTATAATGATTCTAAGAACGGTGGAGATGAATCAAATGGTTCATATGTAGCACTAATGCGCGTTACACGGTAAATATTCTATAACCATATACTATAATAGTTATAGAAAAGGATGTACAGAATGATGTTTAGTTTACAAAGTATGAATAACGGCGCCCTGGCTGGCGATAAAGCGATGCCGCAAAAAGACAGTACGAGCGATAATGCGAGTAGTTTTCAAATGGGTCGAAAGATGTACATTGATACTTTGCCTGAGCCAATTGAACCCACAAAAAAATGGATGCCAGCTGTAAGAGACGCGTCTGATTTTGCTAGACGTAGACGAGTAGCTGCATTAGGAAAAGGATCGATAAACGTATCTCCGAATGTTCTAGCATTTACCGAATATCGCGATGTAAATACTACAAATGATGCTTTGCGTCGTGCCCGTGCTGGTGGTTCAGTCGCTCCTGCAAAAAAGAATGCCCAAACATTCAGCCCATTTGTGCCTCGATATGCTCCTGCGGTTCCTACGGGAACTATCATTCCAAATAAATACCCAACTCTTTACCATTAAATAATTTCGTATCGTAGTGTATAGAATGTATTATAACTATTTAGTAGAGTTCCTTGGAGCAGCGTTTTTCATATATGTAATATTAGCCACCGGAAATCCTTTGGCGATTGGTGCTGCGTTAGCGCTGGTCATTATGATGACTGGCAGTATTTCTGGCGGACACATTAATCCGGCGGTATCTATTGTTATGGCATCTGCGGGTAAGTTGCCAACTGGCGAGATTGTTCCATACTGTTTGGCACAAGTGTTCGGTGGTTTAGTCGCGCTTGAAATGTACAAACGATACAGACTATAATTGGTCAACCGTATGTAAGTAACATAAAATATTTGATTTATGTTACTATTGTGTAAAAAATTGAAAAACTTTTTGGGGTTTAAGGAATTGTAACTTTATAACTTCATTAATAGAAGAACGATAATAAAATGCCAAAGTGGACCGGAGAATTATTGCCCGCTGTCGGCAAGTTGCCATATGAGCTTCAACGCGAGGTTTATAATCTAATTGATTTTGATACGAAATTATCGGTAGTGATGGATCGTTACCCAACAATGCAAAGATATAGTGAACGACAGGATGTTGTTGACACGTGTAACGTGAATGACATATTTGAATGGTTTACCGAGAAGGAATTGTCAGCTATATACCGACAAGGATATTTATGTAAATTATTCCAGTACAATGAGCATTCACGCCGTTGGCAACTTAGTCCAACGTTTCTGAGTTTATTGCCGAAGACTACAATGCGCGGTTATTCATATGCGACAATTGCAAATATGTCGGAAGAACCTGAGCTAATCAACATCGCACACCCAGTATACGATATGATAGACAGACTTCGTGCTCAAGACATCAGTTCAGTCAAAACACGATTGATATTATCATTGTCGGTTATGATGCATACTGATGTAGGTGATATGAAATTCAATTACTATATTCGCAAAGTGGCATACCAAATCATAGTGGCGAGCAATGTATATAAACGAACGTGTGTGAAAGCCAGATTACGGCGTGAAGCAGAACAGCTGCAATTAAGTCTGGCAAAGGAACAAGCTCGATTAGAACGAATGGCTCAACGAGAGATTGAAATGGAACAAGAGCGTATCAGAATACAAGCAGAAAAAGAGCTAGAACGTCAACGCATTGCCGCTGAACGGTTGGATCTTATCCGCATAAGAGAAGAAGAAAAACAATTAAGAGAACAAGAGCGAGAACAGGCACGGTTAGAAAAAGAGGCGCAATTAGCAGCAAAGGTACAAGAACGAGAAGCAAAGGTCCAATACAAACTTGTATTGCAAAGAGAAAAGGAGGAGCACCGAGCACAGCGAGAAGAACGTAAGATTACTTTGCAAAGAGAAAAAGAAGAGGCATACCGAAATAAAATTGCAAATAAACTGGAAAAAGAAAACATACGACGAGAACGTGCTGAACAAAAAAATATCCGAAAACAAGCCAAATTAGAGAAAAAACAAATCATAGAGGATGAAAAAAAGCGCAAAGCGCAAGCAATATCCGCAAAAAAAGAAAAGATAAAGCAACTGCAACAACAAAAAATATATAATCAGTCTCTGAGTTATATTTGTAAACTATTCAAATAAATATATCAAAAATATGATTGAAAGGGTTCTCCTCCTATCATATTTTTTATCGTGTTTTATGAATAAGACGGTATAGCGCAAAAAGTCCAATGACTGCCAACGAACTTATATATACGTGTGTCATATAATCAAATGTAACATTCGTTCTAACTATCTTGTCGGTATTTTCGGAATCATCATCTGGACCCAATTCGTCAAATGCAGCCGCATTTTTATCCGAGACTACATTAACTGCACCATAATAACCAGATTTATCATTTGCAACTAATGCAAAAGGTGTATGGTGGACATCCGATCCAGAAACCGCGGCGACTGTATTTTTGCATTCACACATTGGTATAGGTTTAGTCTTGGCTTTATTTGAAGTTCCTAAACTCGTCTGTGCAATATTATTATTAACAGAAGAAACATTTGGTATGTAATCTATCCCTTTGAACATTGTTTCAAATGATGTATACTATATCATAACATTTATTCACAATGTGTAAAATACAGATATAAAGCCATTTTAATAAATACATTAGTAACGTGATATGTGTGGCATTTTTGCATTGTTAAATGAGGATGGTAGCGGAGATGTATTGCCTCGGGCATTCATTGAAGAACAATTTAAAATTGGACAAAAACGCGGTCCTGAATTTTCTACACTTCAAACAGTTATGCTAAATACTATGTTTGGCTTCCATCGGTTGGCAATTAATGGTCTAAATCCAGAATCAAACCAGCCACTTTGCTACAATGACGTAGTATTGATATGCAATGGTGAAATATACAATTATAAAGAATTGTATGACACGATGGATGTAAAACCAATTAGTAGGTCAGATTGCGAGGTTATTATTCATTTATATATCAAGTATGGAATTGACCAAACATTACAGATGTTAGATGGTGAGTTTTCATTTGCATTACTAGATAACAGATCATATGGCGGAATTTGCAAATTGTATATTGCACGTGATCCATACGGTGTTCGCCCATTATATTGGTTGAAGCCTAATGTGGTCAAGCCGAAACGCGCACACTCATTTGCATTTGCAAGTGAATTAAAAGTGTTGTATGGCATATATAACAAATTAAATACACTCACGAGATCGGAACGGTTTCAAAACCGAGAAGATGTTAGACACAGTAAGTATACAATTGAACAATTTGCGCCAGGCAGTTATATGAGTTTTGTTCAACCATTTGGGCTATGCACTCAATGGTCATATGTAGACCAAACAATTTATCACACGCCTGGATTTCGTAGCAATATGCATCAAGACAATGAGAACATTTCTGATATTATTCGTAATGTGCAAATGCATTTAATCAATGCGGTAAATAAGCGGTGTGGTGCAACCGACCGACCAGTTGCGTGTTTGCTATCTGGCGGGTTAGATAGCAGTTTGGTAGCTGCATTGGCAAATGAATACCACAAAGAACATAATCTGCCGACGTTAGAAACATACAGTATCGGGCTTGAAGGAGCGACTGACTTAGCATATGCAAAAGAGGTGGCAGAATACCTCGGTACAAAACACACCACAATTGTGCTAACCGAAGACGATTTTTTAAAGGCCATTCCTGATGTCATCGCAAGCATTGAAAGCTATGATACCACAACCGTCCGTGCAAGTATTGGCAATTGGTTACTTGGAAAATATATTTCTGAACATAGCACTGCCAAAGTAATATTGAATGGTGATGGTTCGGATGAGTTGGCTGGTGGATACTTGTATATGAAGTATGCGGGAGATGGCATTGAGTTTGATAGAGAATGCCGACGATTGCTGAAAGATATACACGCATTTGATGTTCTTCGGTCAGATAAGTCAATATCATCACACGGTCTAGAACCCCGTCCTCCATTTCTAGATAGGGCGTGGGTAGATTACTACTTGTCCATTCCTCATAAATTCAGATGTCTTACTGATATTACAGATGAGACAGTAATGGAGAAACAATTGATACGACAAGCGTTTTCAAAAGATAACTATTTGAATAGTGACGATGTTCAACTATTGCCGAACAGCGTATTATGGAGACGAAAAGAGGCATTTAGCGATGGCGTTTCAACTGAACATCGGTCATTGTACAAGATTATCCAGGAACATACCGACAAAGTCGTAAAGGGATTGTTGGGCGATATGTTTGATTACTTTAAACATATTGTTGCATCAACATCAGATACTATTGCCAGAAGCCATCCAGATATGGCTATGGTAGGAGACCATCTTCTACCCACAACGACTGAACAGTTTTATTACAGGCAGCAATTTGAGAAGCATTATTCTGGTATGGGTAAAATCCTTCCATATTTTTGGATGCCAAAGTACGTAAATGCAAAGGATGCGAGTGCACGCACACTAAAAATATACAAAGAACGTAAATAGATCGGTTATCATAAGTATACATAATACACCTTTGAAGATTCAAGTTCGCACAGAACACATTGAATAAATAATATGATAAATTACATAAATAATATTTATCATGCTATACTAACTATGAATGTTGATGAACTAATACACAAATTAAAAATTACAGAGGAAGAAAATAAAAGATTACAAGATGAATTAATTCAAACCAAAGAGCATCTCAAAAAATACACAGCACCAGCAAGTAGAAAAGTATATTATGAAAATAATAAAGACGAACATAAGCAACGGGTTAAGGAATATAAAGAAAAAACTAATTATTCTGCTAATCTATCAAGTGAAAAAAAGAAGGAATATGCACGACGAGCATACTTAAATAAAAAGGAAAAATTAAAGAAACTTGAAGAAAAAAACGAAAATGAAAACATTTAGGAGTTTATATAATTATTTGTAATAACTATATAAAATATAGTCTTTATGTATAATATAGGATGGTCAAAAAGAAGAAGTTGAAAGAAGAATTCAAGGAGTTTAGGAACAATGATAAATTTGCTTACAAAACGCTCAAATTGCCACTCAAATCTATTTTACTCAATCGGGATTTAGTTCAACCAGTAATAAATAATCTGGTTTTTGAAATGAATGATTTAATGATACATTCTTACCAGTTTATTCGGTTGTATGTTTTGAATTGCTATTCCAATAAAATTGCTTTGCCCAAGATTGATAACACTTTTATTTTGTATTGTATCAAATCATTAGGAACACGAAGCAACCAGGGGGCGAAAAGTAAAAATACAGAACTACTTGATAAGTTGGAAAGATTTTACATTGAAGAATATCAGCCAGCAGTAAATCACGAGAAGACCAATTTGAAAAACACTACTTTTTTATTACCTTATTTGGCAACACAAATTCATACTTCTTTATCCAACAACGCACAAGAACATTTTATTCAACACTTTTTAAGATTTATTAACAAAACAACAACTACTATAACTGAGGATAAATCCATTTTATTCAAATTGAAACATCAATTGATGAGTGTAAATAATGAAACCGATGAAATTTTCAATGATTGGAAAATCACTCATTTATCCAACATTTTACCATCCAATATTACCAAGTCTGTTTATTATGATGTAAAAGTTAGACCATTTGAATATTTGAAGGGAATGTTGTATATGAATGAAGTATTGGAAAAACAAGAAAGTAAATTATTCCAACCATTACCACTACGCAATAATATCATTCCAAAGCATATTATTTTAGATACAGCAAGTTTAGTTAGTTTATTCTGTCCAGCAAATAAAACAGATGGAATAAAAAAGGGGGAATTACATAAAAACCTAAAAGAAAATCAACACGATATTTGGAATGCCTTTTTAAATTTAAACCATAAAATATTTAAAAACCAACATTACCAATTCCATCATCAAATACAAACTGACGGCGTATCTTGTTGCTTGTTGTTTATTAGAAAAGATTTGAAAGATAAGAAATGGGGTGCAAGAGTTCCAAGCATTCCAGAACAATACTTCTATGACATTGAAGATTTATCCAACGAACATTTAGATACGTTGAAAGATAGGAATATTGTTGGTTGCGACCCTGGTAAACATTCGTTGGTGTATATGATGGATAAGAATGGTAAAAAATTACAATATACAGCATCACAACGAAAGATAGAAAGTTACGGAAAAAGAAACCAGCGAATATTATTACAAGAAAAGAAAAAGCATAAAATTATTGAAAAAGAAACTCATTTATCGTTTCAAAATAGCAAATCTGTTGATTATATACAGTTCAAATCATATTTAATTGAAAAAGATAAATTAAATAAACAAGTTGGTGAATTTTACAAGAAAGAAACTTGGAGAAAAATGAAATTTAGACAATATAGTTATGGTAAGAAAAGCATAGATACATTCCTGAATAAAATCCAAGAAACCTTTGGTTCAAATGTCCTAATAGGTTATGGAAATTGGAGTAGGGATACACAAATGAAACATTTTATGCCTACGATGAATAAGGGATTGAGGAAACAAATCAACAAAAGATATGATACTATTACAATAAATGAATTCAACACAAGTAAGAAATGTTGCGATTGTTATAATGAAATGAAACATTACAGAGATAAAAAGAATAAGGAAGTATATCGTCTTTTCGTATGTTCTAATTGCGTGAGTTGTCAAAACAAACAAAACGTATTTAGAACCCGAGATGCGAATTCAGCAGTAAATATAATGAACTTGACTACTTGTTGGATAAATAATCAAACGAGACCAGAAGAGTTTTGTAGAGCATCGTCTTTCACTTGTTTTGCCGAAGGCTTAGCTTCGCAAAAGATACAAGAAAAAGTAAGACCATCGTTGTTAAAGCCGTAGATAAGCGGTAAGCACAACTATTGATTTTACTCTTTTGGTTTTTTATTTTCGTGCGAACTTAAATCTTCAAAGGCGTAAAATAGTTACTATTATATATAATGCTTTCGTTTCTACTATATGGGATATTAACATTTAGTGCTTGTTTTTTCCATTTATTTGGAACATATTACTTCTTGCAAGCAATACATAAACAGTCATTTCTTGCAATAATGGTAACTTCAATCGCATTGAACGCGATGGCAACGATAATTCGGGTTCCTGCGAATATGTTCTTGGGACGTGGTCTATCGGTTGTCTATATGGAAATGCTGTATTTATTTTTACTGTTTATCGCAACTGCATCGTATAGTATTTTTATACAAAAAGAACAAGTGCCCATTCACACTTATATAATAGCAGGACTGATGTTTGGACTAGTTATAATAAACGACTACTTGTCGCAAAATGTGATAACTCCGCCTTAATTCTTAGAATTCTGCGTTAAAATCAAACACATCCGTATCTACTGTTTTATTCGCAAGAGCATATTCAGAGTTTGTACGTTCAAAGAAATTGACCTTTGACTCAACACTGATTAACTCCATAAAATCAAACGGGTTTTGAGACTTGTATAGCTTATCATACCCCAATTGCAAACACAATCTGTCGGCGACAAATTCAATATATTGTGTCATTAACTTTGAATTCATTCCAATCATACGACACGGGATGCTCTCGGTAATAAATTCCTTTTCAATATCAACCGCCTCGGTTACAATTTCGTAAAAACGCTTTTTTGATACTTTTTTCTGCAACTTGGAATACAATAGAATGGCAAACTCGGTATGCAATGCTTCGTCTCGGGAAATGAGTTCGTTTGAAAATGTAAGACCAGGCATTAGACCGCGCTTCTTTATCCAATAAATAGCAGCAAACGACGAGGAGAAAAACAATCCTTCCACCAATGCAAATGCAACCAACCTGGTAGCAAAACTGCTTCGCTTATCATTCAGCCATTTTTGCGCCCAGTTGAATTTCTTTGAAATGCACGGATAGTTCTGCGTAGCCTGAAAGAGTTTGGTCTTTTCGTCTTTGTCTTTAATGTAGGTGTCAATCAAAATGCTATACATTTCGGAATGTATCGTCTCAATGGCAATCTGGAATGCATAAAAAGCACGGGCTTCGGATACTTGCACTTCATTCATAAAGCGCGTTCCCAAGTTATCGGTGACTAATGCATCACTACTAGAAAAAAACGCCAATATCATTTTTATAAATTGTTGTTCATCCGCTGTTAGCTTAGCCCAGTCATTTAAATCTTGTGCCAAGGATATCTCACCAGTATGCCAAAATGAATCAATTGAACGTTTGTACATATCCCATACATCATTGTATTGAATTGGGAACATTACATAGCGGTTCTCGTCAGGCGTCAATAACGGTTCGGTCGTAACAGTATTATCGGACATTGTTGTCTAAATAATATAGAGGGCAGATTTTATTTCCTTTTGTATAAGATTTGGGTGGAGCCCACAATAAAAATGCCCACCACACCAACAAAAATAAAATGTATATTTATTGTAAATGGACATAACTACATTTAATCGTATTTTTCTATTCTTTCTATTTGGCGCTACCGCAATTAGTTTTTACTTATTCATAGAAGTTTTAGTAAGAAAGAACGTAAAATATGCTAGTTTATGTAATACGTGGCAGTTTCCGATGTTGTTAGCAATAACGGCAGAGGTATTGTATATAGAGTCAACATAGTGTAGCAACTTGATATACAACTATATATCGCGATTAGTTTGGGGGTCGCATAAGAATTCTTTTCATACTGTATACCAACGATTACAATATGAAAAACCGATCTAGGCAAAATAGTTTAGATTTTGGAGAAGAGCCTAACGAAGATAAGCGGCGTGGGCGAAAATCAAAAAAAAATAATAATGCAGAATTGATGAATGAATTTAGAGATGAAATTGATAATGAAAGCAGTATCGCAAGCCAACGCGCATATTACGAGAACCTACATCATGCAACTAGCAATGAACGTGCATTATTTGAATCAAAGTTTACCAAACCAAAGAATGATAGCCAGATGTACTATGCCACATTATTAAAACAGAAATCAAAAAAGATTGTAGTTGCAACTGGACCAGCAGGCACTGGAAAAACGTTATTCGCAACGGAATATGGTGTAAAAATGTTTTTAACTGGACAATATGAGAAGCTAATTTTTACGCGTCCATCAGTAAGTGTGGATGAGGATTTAGGTTATTTACCTGGAACATTAGAAGATAAAATGGCGCCGTGGGTTCGTCCGATATATGACGTATTATACAATTTTATTACTCCAAAAGAGGTTGTTAGTTTAATGGAAGATAAGATTATAGAAATATCGCCACTTGGGTTCATGCGAGGTCGGACGTTTAAGAACTGCTGGATAGTAGCCGACGAGATGCAAAATTCTAGCGTATCTCAGATGAAAATGTTGATGACGCGTTTGGGTGAAAATAGCCGATTAGTAGTGACAGGTGATTTAGAACAATATGATAGAGTGAATGAAGTGAATGGACTAGAAGATTTTTTAAGTAAATTTAAAGGAAAACGTTCGTCTAGTATTTCAAGTATAGAATTCTATAAAAGCGACATACAGAGAGAAGAAGTAGTAAAAGAAGTGTTAGATATTTATGGTGGTGACATGCCAGTAGATTATATTTCCGAAAACGTAGACTATGAGAATGAAAATGAAAAATAATACACGAGATTAATTTCGCCACCTATTTTATAGCATGTTCCCAAAGATATCTTTGCCAAAACTAAGCAACCTTAAATACAATTTTTCACCAGTTCTACGAAATAAATTTGTACTTTATGCGTTCCTTGCAATGACGCTAGTGCAAGTACTATTTTTCGTGAATAGCGGAAATATAGCCGCTGTCGTAACGTTGGGTTTGATCGGGTTCCTCACATCGTTTTTTAGTAAGAATATGATTGTTATAATGTGTGTCGCATTGACTGTATCTAGCATATTACAGTATGGTATTCGTGCAAATACCCACGAAGGTCTTGAAAACAAAGAAGAACCACAAGAACCTAAGATCGATGAGCCCGCTCAGGCAGATGAGAAAAAATCCGACGAGAAAAAGCCAGAAGAGACCCCGGACGAGAAGAAACCCAAGAAGGAGGAGACCGAGGAGTTTGTCGAGGTGCAAAAACAAATATTGGCTGGTGTAGAGAAGATGGAACCGCTGTTGCAGAAGGCGGAAGCATTTATGGACAAATACCAGAACGCAAAATAAACAAAAACATATTTAGATACAATATTAAACCATCATATAAGTCCAAATCTATAATATATATTGTCATAAATATATATCATAATTATAGTAACAGATGGTTTTTGCTGCTATTGGTAGATTTTTCAAAAAAGTTGGAAAAATATTCACTGCAATTGGGCATGTCGGACGTGGTGCCGTTGAAATTGTAGGAGGTGTAGGAAGAGAAATAACAGAAGCCCCTGTTGGTATATATTTAACTTGGGTGCAAGCGGTTATATTTATTCAAACTGTTTGGGTGTTTGCAATTACTAACCTTAATTGTGCTATGCGGATGATGAATAATGCTTCTTATTGCGCATTTTTTTACATATTAGACGTATTAGGTCAGATGTTTTATCTTATACCAAGATTGATTATTTTTTTATTAAATTCGGTTGGCATGCCTGCGACTCAATGGGAAAAGGATATTTGGGACTTTTTAGAAGAGATAGATAGGTGGTGCATAGATCGCATCGGAATACATATTATTCACTTTCCGAAATCAATAAGAGATACTTGTTTTAATTGTCGTCGGTTAAAACCAACTGCATTTGTAAGCAAGGCACAGAAAACGGCAGATGCTATTAAAGACCCGATTATTCCACTATTAACTGGCGGAATAGGACTTATGTTTAAGGGGTTGTCAAGAATCGCCGATGCACTCAACTTTTAGTCTATATGACCAATCCAGAAAATATTCATATAATGTATATAATATGGCAAAAAAATGTGTACCTGGCGTAATATGTATTGAAAATGTGACATTTGTGTTACTAATTGGTGGCATAATTGCCGCATATTTTATTTATAACCGAAATAAAGAGCCTGCGTTGGCACATCACCAACCACCGACTGAACGCATCATCGTTGTACCACCAATGGCTATATCTGCCCGTAGAGATCCAGTGAATGACCCATATGCACCTCCGTTAAAAAACAGCGGATATTACCAACCCACAGATACAAGTGATATTCGTGGGTTGCCACGGGTTAGTGGCATTCCAGTAAACGTTCAAACCCGTGGACTGAATACGGATTACCAACAAGTAGGCATTTTAACCCGAAACAACTCTCACGATGATATGATATTGCCGTTGATGGGAAGAAGAGTAATGAGCGGGCGCGACAAATGGCAGTATTATACTATGACAAATACTGGCAATTTAAATACCAAGCTCCCAATTAGCATAAACGGCAAGAGTTGCACAAGCGAATATGGGTGCGATGAAATAAATAACGGTCAAGTGGTTTATGTAGAAGGTTATAAAGATACATTCAGAGTTACCGTATATGAAAATAACCTATTCAGTTACATTCCAAGCCTTTAGGATAAAGAGTAGAGTTTGGATGGAAAACAAATATTATTGTATAATATAGTATATAATAATGTCAGACACATACGAGTTAGATAAGCATATCAATTATGAAAATCGGGTAGTATATAATTACCCGAAGATAAGCATTAATAAAAATGAAATTACTGCAACGCCGACCAAATTAGAAATGACATTCTTTAATGGATCCACTGACCCAAATATTATATATACATTAAAAGGTGCGAATACCGTGTATAATCACTCAAAGGCATACTTCTATAAGTTGATCCACGACAATATCGGTCAGGTAACTAATGGTAGTGATGCAGAGAACAAGTATGGCGAGTTAATTATTGAACACAAGCCACCTGGCAGTACCAACAAAACATTTGTTTGTTTATTATTGGAATACACTGACACTGATCAAATCACCGATATTGATACGATGATTAATTTTAAAACAACAAACAAACCTGTAATTTACGCAGAAGTTGATTTAAATAGCATTATACCCAAACAAGACAGTTGCGTTGTATATGATAGTACAATTAACAATATTAAATCCACGGTTTTTGTATTTACTACGCCGATTAAGATTAATAGGACATCCAAAAGACGAATATTGCAGTGCAAAGATGTAGCAAATGTTCCGATTGTAAAATATAATTCTGGGTACATTGTTTTACCTGCAAAAAATATATCATTGCCAGACCCAGACCAAATATATATAAATTGCAACCCGACTGGCGAATCTGCTGATAAGATTGATACATATAATATACCGATAAACAGTGCATCTGGATCAGAGCAAGATGCACGGTCGGCAATGCAAACGATGACGATGTTTGCAATCTTTGTAATAGTTTCAATTGGCTTAGTTGCATTTGTACCTGGAATATATAAATACACAGTACTTCAACGTACTATAACGCTTATCGACCCCATTGTTAGTGACCGAGAGAACGCCTTTTTAGGATATATGCGTGCATTGGATTTTGCATTAATCGCGGTATTTGGCATAATCAGTTTTTCGTTGATCATTTCGGGATTTTCAACTGAAAATACGGTTTCATTGAGTTTCGGCTTTTCATTCTTATACATTATTGTTGCATCTATGTGGATATTAAATATAAGAAAGAATGATACTACGTATATGAAGGTGGGTGATATAAGAAATATATACAAGCCTGATGCTGAATACGAGTTTCCTTCATTTGATAAAATCTTATCAGCATTTGGTGCAGTATTAACGTTTGGAATATTTGGTGCCCCAAAGTAACAATATTGTAAATAATTATATAATGACGATGATCACTAATTATATAATTTTAATTTAGTACATAGATGCAGATCCAATCTTTTCCGCAACGGGCTTAAACGAACTGGTAGTGTACATACTAATGTCGCTCTGTCCAATGGGAGCCATCTGTCCCACGATTTCCTCTTCTAGTGTGGTTTTCTTGGTAGGGTTCATCGCAGTCATCTGTGCGTCCTTCTTAATCTGACTGGGAGTATAACGAACCAAGTCAGTGCGACCCGTGATATTGCTTGACCGACGAAGCATCTCATATGCAACAAATACATACAAAATGGCTAAAATGGGGTTAGAGTACAAAAACAGGTAGATGGTGATGAGAAAAATGCTCACCATTCCAAGTGGCGAATCAATCATATTTGCCACGGAAGCGGGCATATGAATGGGCATCGCAAGATAAAATGCAAAAACAACGAGTGCGGAAATCTCCAAGTTAGATAATGACTTTAAAGCTGACGGAACGTTCATTTATAGTATAAGATAGTATTATATTTTTCAGACGAACAAACTATATTGACAAAATTGAAATATCCTAAATACTATGTTCTGTTAGTATAGAATATCATTAGCCAACGATGAGCCGGTTTTCCAAATTTAAACCAAATAAAAAGAAAGAAACTCAGCCGACATTTAGATTGACTGACGAGTATAAAACACAAATATGTAATGCGTCCTATCTCGGTAAAAAAGGATATACTATACCGAAATCATTGTTATTAAAAGAAGATGAAGAATATTTACGCAAGGAACTCTTTGTAAAGCCAGAGGTAATCGGTGCGAATTTTGGTAATCCATCGGACGAGGAGAGTGCGTTCCCTGTATTTCGTGAAAATGCGAATAAATTCTATCTTCCGCGATTTTACGGAATTCAACGTTATGGTATGCCTAATCGCTCAGAAATAGCACAAGGGGCTGACATTAACGTCACGTTTTCTAAATCGTTGCGTGATTATCAAGAAAAAATTATTGGGGTTTATACAAAATATGTAAACACACCAATATGCAGCGGATCGGAACTTGTGGGCTCGGGTGGCATACTGCAAGTTCCCTGCGGCGCCGGTAAATGTGTGGGTTTAAACACCCCAATCCTGATGTATGATGGTGCTATCAAAATGGTTCAAGACATAAAAGTGGGCGATGTAATAATGGGTGATGATTCTACTCCAAGGAACGTATTAACTCTGGCACGTGGAAGAGAAACGATGTACAAGGTCATACCAACCAAGGGCGACCCATATATAGTGAATGAAAGTCATATATTGTCATTAAAATACAGTTCTGCTGTGAATAAACAAACGCCAAAAGGAACGGTTATTGATATACCTGTATTAGACTATTTAAATTTGCCCAAATCATATCACGGAAAAGGGGGCGTTCTCGTTGGTTATCGTGTGCCGATTGTATTTCCGCGTGTTAAAGTAGAACTAGACCCATATTTACTGGGTTATTGGTTAGGCGATGGTTGGTCAAAAGGAACTGGCATTACAACACAAGAATCAACCGTATTAAAGTATTTAACGAGTGATTGTTTTCAAAATAAACATCCTTCATTGTATTTACAATATACCGGTTCTCAGTATGATTATCGTATAAATTCAGTAAAATATACACATCAAAATGTTATGATGGACTTCTTGCGTGAAAATAACCTAGTCAATAACAAACATATTCCTCACAATTATAAATGCAATGACCGTTCGGTTCAATTAGAACTACTCGCAGGACTAATTGACTCGGATGGGTATTATCAACAGAATTGCTATGAAATAATTCAAAAAAACGAAACGCTGCTAGACGACATTCTATTTGTTGCACGTTCATTAGGATTTGCTGCGTACAAACACGCGTGTAAGAAGTCGTGTATGTATAAAGGAGAAAAACGGGAAGGGACGTATTACAAAGCGAGCATTTCCGGACATGGATTGGAAGATATACCCGTAAAAAGTCATAGAAAGAAAGCCCACCCAAGAAAACAAATTAAGGATGCTTTAAATACAAGAATCCGTTTAGAAAAATTAGATGTAGATGATTACTATGGATTTGAAATAGATGGAAACCACCGGTTCGTATTGGGCGATTTCACGGTTACACACAACACGGTTATGGCTTTAAAAATTATATCAAATCTAAAAAAAAAGACACTGATTATCGTGCACAAAGAATTCCTAATGAACCAATGGATAGAACGCATAGCCGAATTCTTGCCAGGGGCAAGTGTGGGCAAAATACAAGGTCAGACGTTTGATATAGAAGGCAAAGACATTGTCATTGGAATGGTGCAGACGTTATATGACAAGGAGTTTCATCCAGACGCATTCGCGCAGTTTGGTCTAACAATTATTGACGAAGTTCATCGTATCGGCAGTGAGCAGTTCTCACGAACCCTGTTTAAAACCATCACGCCATATATGCTGGGCATCTCGGCAACCGTAGAACGAAAAGATAAACTAACCAAGGTATTATATATGTTTATTGGTGATATGATTTATAGTGAAGACCGTAAAAATGATGACCTAGTAACGGTTCGTGCAATTCACTATGTAGCAAACGATGCTGAGTTTAATGAAGTTGACAGAGATTTTCGTGGCAATCCAAAATATAGTACAATGATAACCAAGTTATGTAGTTATGGTCCTCGCAGCGATTTTATAATAAAGGTAGTTGGCGATTTATTAAACGAGGATTGTGACAAACAGATAATGATATTGTGTCACAACCGTTCGCTGCTGACTTACTTATATGAAGGCATCTCACATAGAGGTTTAGCGAGCGTTGGCTATTATGTAGGCGGAATGAAGCAACAAAATCTACAAGAAACTGAACAAAAACAAATTGTGTTGGCTACATATGCAATGGCAGCGGAGGCATTAGATATTAAAACACTGTCGTCGTTAATTATGGTCACTCCAAAGACGGATATTACGCAGTCAATTGGTCGTATTTTGCGAGTAAAACACGCAAACCCGATTGTAGTGGATATTGTAGATAAACACGACATCTTTCAAAATCAATGGGCACAACGCAGGCGGTTTTATAAAAAGTGCAATTATCGTATTCGGCAAATAGATTCGCAGAGTTACAAAGGAATGTCATTAGATTGGACAACGGATCAAACGTGGAAACGGGTATATGAACCGAAAAATTCCGAGGCAGAGGCAGTAGAAGAATGTTCGGACGACGAAACGGGTAAAACCCCTGATCAGGCACCTATCAAGGGGACGGATAAGGGAAAATGTTTAATTGATATACAATTTGACGACTAGCAACTTATTTTCGGTGATGCTTATTATGTCTAGTTTTTTTATGAGTTTTGCGCGCGTGCTTAGCGCGTCTAGACTTCTTGGAACGCTTAGACTTTTTACCACCAGTCATTGGGGGAAGAGCCGTACTCTTCATTGCATTGAGAACCTCACCACCGGAAGTAGCAGTAGTTACAGGGGATGGCAACACTGCATCAGGCTTGAACTCGCTAAACATAGAACCGTTTCCAGACATTTTATATAATCTCAGTAGATTATATAATATACACAATGGAGAACCCGCCAATAGAATATCAATCCAAGGAATTTATTAAACAAACACATAAAGGTGGCGACATTATACAAAAAATGTTAAATATAAATGATGACGAGAACTGTGAATTTAGTGTAGATGAATATCGTAATGCAATGCATAATGAACGCACAAAACGGCAGCAACAAATACGCGCACATAATGACGAACTCAAACGACGACGCGAATTGCGACTTATGAATGCAATCATCGACCCCACACTCATAGATAAGAAAAACACATTAAAAGAAGATATGAAATGTAGACTGGCTCAATCAGGTGAATACATTAGAGAAATGCAGGACAAATTAAGAGAGAGAGTGATGGCGGAACGAATGAAGCAGTCGATTGGTACTGCAATACGAAAGAAAAACAAAGAAGTATTTGAAATGCGTGAAAGTATAAAAAACAATGGAATTGCGCCTAACGCCAACTTAGATAAATGGAATGTAAATCACATAAATATTGAAAGTGACGATGGCACGAACAGGATTAAGCGTATTATAATCACAAAGCGGCGGGGCAGAATGACTGACGAGTTTGTAAATGCTACATTATAATTGTGAAATATGTACAACCTTTGATCGTTTATCTACAACTTGAACAGGTGTCCATTTTTTAAACTTTCTATCAAATATGCATTCAATTAAAACAGTTTTCTTCATATCAACATATTTATCTTCGTTCATATTTTGAAAGTCGTCTTCATCGTCGCTTTCTTCAATGTAATCTAGGTTCTTATTTTCACGAATGTTTCTAAACAGACTATTCATAAATACACTCGTTTTGTAATTTGGAATATATGCGATATTATAATAGACCCGCTGATTGTTCTTTCCGAATGCAAACAAGTGATAAATATCAAATTGGAGGTCGGCTGTTACGTGAAAAATGGCTGGATATTTGTATTGTGGTTTCGTAAAAACCGGTCGAATGGGAACATATTCAGGTTGTGTTCTAATGGCAATAATTGGCTGGACAAGCAAAGGTGCAACAACCCCCTTTCTTGCAACAAATACATTGACAAAGGGCATTTTCTCAGTAGAAGACCTGTATTGAATATGGTGCACATTGTAGGGCGGGGTATCTGGTAGATAATCGGGGTATGCAATGTCGGCATCCGTGAATTTAGTTTGCCACATAACAGGCAGCATAATGCGTATATTATTTGTGTTGGGTTCAGTGAAATTGGTAAATAATTTGTGTAATATACATAATTTATCAATTTGCCGTGCAGTGTCTAGTGGAATGCCTCTATAAAATGTAACATCTTCAATAATAAATGCGGTAGTTGCCCCACTCTCATCCGCAATAAGTGTTCCATATAATACAGTACCAAGTGCTAAACTACGATCAAACCCGACATTCATCCGACTACCCTTCACAATTTTCTTTTCACGATTTATTTCAAATAAGTAACATACATCGTGATATTTATCGAAGGTAAACCATAAGTAACCTTTTTTGCCGTGTGGTATAGCCATTCCAATATCATATGTACTATAAACTTTCGTATGTGAAATCGTTTCATACGAAAGTTCGAAACGCGGAAACCGCGCAAGAGCATATTTAATCTGCGGTGAAAGTTGTTCCATTATATATTCTTACTCGTTTGTCTCTATATGATTTATACAAATGCATTAATCTGTCCGTTCATAAATTGTGACAACTCATCATTCATCTGTTGTTTATCGTCTTCTGTTTGAAATAATGTTTCTGATTGTACGATATCTTCGCTAGTTTCTTGGTAGACATCTCCGAACATTTCCTTATATTTTTTGAGCTGCGAATTTACTAAATCTTTGGTTTTGGGTTTCGTATATGTATCTTTTACTATATCCCACGCATATTGCACGCCATATATTATGATAATAAATACGATAATTTTTAAAATAAAGTATAATATGTCTACTACCATTTTCTGTATAACATTTGCGCATATAGAATTTTGTATAGCCGAACGTGAAAGAATAGGTGTAATTATAAAATGATATAAAAAATATTTCGGGATAGTAAAATAAGAACCGATGACTACTTATCTAATTGTTCAAAAGGATGGAAATATTAAGGAAACCACAGTGAAGCAGTTTGCGGAAGAAGATTTATATAAAAAGGCAGGGTTTCGTACGTCGGATGGATTTGCACTTCACGCCACGTGGTCAGTCGATAACGTAAATCGTAAGAATTATAATATTCAAGTGTATGGAAAGACCGATGGTCGCGCAAACCAAGAAAATAAGTACGAGTTCCCGCCGCCAATTGATAATACATTATTTTTTGGTAGTTGCATAATCTTAAATAGAGTGGGTGATGTTCTATCAAACCTCACGGCAACTGAATGGTCAGCAATTTATGATAAACTATATGGAGGTTTTGAGGATTTGAATAGCGAAGACGAAAGTGAAAGCGATGAGGATGATGGTTTACCTAGAACAAAAAGTGGATATGTAAAAGACGGATTTATTGTGGAAGACGACGATGACGAGGATGAAGACGAAGATGACGACGAGGATTATGATGACGACGAGGATGATGCACCCAAAAAGAAAAAGCGCAAGGTTACAAAATCAGTCAAGAAGCCGGTTATTAAGTTGAAGAATAAACCCAAAGTATCCGTACCGACAAGTGTCTTTGTTGTACAAGAAACTGAACTAGATTGCACGAATGAGTTATGCGAGGAGGAGTATGTAATTGAATAATCAATATAGAAATTTAGATACATCAATTAGTAAAGAATGACATTTGGGACTGGTGTTGCAATAGCAATATCATCCGCCATCGGTGTGTTTGTATGCATTCCAGTATGCAAGTGTTACTTAGAAATATTAAATGGGAATATTGCGCTTCGCCCAAAAGGCTGTTTGTCCGAAAAGGAACAAACACAACAAGTGTGAAACCTGAAAAATTGAATTAAACATTAGTTATTAATTCAATTTATAAATCACATAGGATTAGGATGAGTATCATTACAAATGCTGAGAGGTTTCGTGCTAATATTTGTGACAAGTTCGCTGGTATTATTGGCAATAATGTAACGGCAATTAACCTAGAAAAGGGAGTATTCAACTATTCACTGAAAGAAGCCACGAGCAAAAAACTTATAAAAAAGTGGGAAAATCCTGCATTTGTACAGGTTTATTTGGATAGATTACGCACCATATACATTAATTTAAAAAATGAGGATATACTCGCAATGTTAAGATCAAAAGAACTCTTGCCGCAGACGTTTGCATCAATGACCCATCAGGAAATGAACCCAAACCATTGGAAACTCTTAATTGAGCAAAAAATCAAGCGAGATGCGACCAAGTTTGTTACCAATATTAAAGCATCCACTGATATGTTTACTTGTAAAAAGTGCAAATCAAAACGTTGCACTTATTATGAGTTGCAAACACGAAGTGCGGATGAACCGGCGACTATTTTCGTAACGTGTTTGGATTGTGGTAAGAACTGGAAATCTTAAATTAGTTTTGCGTTGCAGCAATATACCACACATAAAGAATACTCGCCCAAACAAAACCATAATAAGACATATATACAAAATTCAAGCCTAGACTTAATGCAGTTGCAAATGGCTGCATAAACTCTGTATCCATTGATATATTGATAGGAAGCAATGTAATTTCATCATTTTTATTTGCATCGTCATCGGTATTATCATATAATATTTCACGAATATCATCAACGTGCATCTCTTCCTCTGAGTTACACGATACTGTATACTGATGCACCTTTTCCGCAAAATAATCTAGTTCGCTGTGGTTCATATTTTCAATAATGTAGCGATGGGTATTTGTATTCTCTAAAAAAATGGCACTTAATTCTGTAATAAGAGCATCGTCGTTAATTTTACTCATATTTGGCACAGTGTGTTTATAACCAAGTACTTTTAGTTCAGGCAGTGTAAGTGTAGATAGTTTATTCCGAATAAATCCAGAACCTAGATCTAATCTCCAATCCATTGCCGCAATTTCCTCTATTTCTTCATTTAATAATGAAATAGACGTGTCTTTACACCTATGTATATGGTGTCCTTCTTCTAAACAAAATGAACAGTGTATTGGTCTAGAATGTTTCATATACGATAAAAAATATACATTTTTGTTTCTATATCAATTTAGATTAATATCTCCAAGTCACTCAATTTCCAATATTCACACCCACCATTTGGCATAGGTCGTTTAATTATAAAAGGCATCTTTTTTTCTTCTAATTCCTTCAATGCAATTAAATATCCGTCGATCACTGCATCGTCTATTGTGACAAATGGTTTTGCACCTGAATTTATTTGTTTTGCACGTTCTCCAAGTACTCGCGCTTTCTCGTAACGCGTTAATATTGGAATAGTTCTATGCAATGGGTCAATTGGTGTGCCATTTGCGTCCCTAACAATAACACACATATTTGCGATTTCGTCGTAATTATGCGACTGCAATTCGGGATGGAATTCGGATAGAATATTTTGTCTAGTAGCAGCATCAAATTTTTGTAAATAACCATTGTCCTCGCCGGCGTCACTTTCATCATCACTATCTGCAAAATTCGTAACATCTTCATTGCCTGGTTGCAGTCTGGCAAATATGCCAGCTTCACTCGTTTCACTTAGTAAATCATTATCATCCATATCTTCTTCGTCGTCATCATCATCTTCATCTTCGGTTTCATCTGCATTATCATCGGCGGTTGCATTTACTCTGCTGTTATCATTGCCTCGTTTGCGAGCAGTTTGATTAACAGATGCATCGTCGTCACTATCTTCCTCTACCACTTCATCCGCTGGGTTATAGTCTTCATCTTCCATTTGTTAAGTCCTAATATATAAATAGATAAAGTAGTTTTTCTAAATCGTTATTCTGGTTACTAACATTCAATTTTTTGAATCAATAAAAACATTGATACTAAAATAGCCATAATAATATAAATTACACCCTGTCATCGGTTTTCCAGGTTGCATCACAATCCACGCACATATATAAATATTTCAGTTTATCTTTATCATAACGCATATAAATGACCCCATTTTTAGTTTCACATTCTTTATTCGGACACTTTGTATTATATAGACGAGGCAATGTGGGGTCAAGTTTTGTGTACTCATTTATGCCAGTAACGAAATCTTGTTCACCGCTGTTCAATTGAGTGTTTAATAAACAAACTCCCTCATCTGTTAGCGTTTCATCCACGTAATTACAATTCCGACAATAATATACTAATTTGTTTGTATCATCGGGACTGATCCCGATGTAATACATGTTGTCGCACTTATCACAGAATTTCATATTGTATACTTAATCTATATATTACTATTTCTAATATTTTTACATTCAATTTTTTAGTTAAGTTTCCAAGTTACCCTTTATGCTAAATAGTTTACTTATTGCGGTTATTTAACCGCATCTCGCGTAACACGGAACGCATAAGTGCACCATTTAATAACATATTATGTGGTTCATAATATATTCGTTGTAATGAAACCGTAGTTTCTACTGGGACACGGATTGGCAATGCACTATCTTTTGCGGATGGATTATTCATTTTATTACATATATTCGTCCATAACCTCTATATAGGTTATGTATATTACACTTCCAAATCAGCAACAACCATTTTATGGTCACTTATCCATTTCGCGCCTCCGTCACCTTCATACACGTAAGAATCAACAGTTTTCAAATTTTTGGTGTAAATTATATCAATTCGTTGAAGCGGACCGGTTTTATACAATACGCCGGCAGGCCAAGTATACCCAGTGTCATAATTTATAGTAAATGGTGGACGAAAATCCCGATATGTATCTACAAACTTGTTTTTTTCAAATTCTTTAGAAACCGGTGTGTTTATATTTAAATCCAAATGGGAAGGCTCATTAAAATCACCTGCTATAATTGCTCGTTTGTACTTTTTTGCTTGTTCCATTTCTGCCTTTACTCTCGGCATTCGTCGTTTCGCACATAGTTTCAGAACCTGGTCTAAACTGTAACTTAACGGAACAATCACAGAAGAGTTATACGTCATATTGTTCATATGGTGCGGGACTGACGGAATATCATCTAAATGCAAGCCACCGATATAAATAGGAGAATTGTCCGTTTTTAACGTAACTACATTATTATCAACAATAGACAGTTTGTATGGATTGATTAATACACACGTGCCCTCTGAATTATTAATATTCAGAATTTTTAGACCTAACTCGGTTGCTAGTTTTTCTAAATTATAAGCAGCAACTTCTTGTAGAAATAATACGTCGCCCTTTACTTTGGTTAAATGTTTAATCCATTTATTGATTAAAGTAGTTTTTTTGGCAGGACATTCATGACATAAATTTACTGTTAGGACGCGTAAGTAACGCTTCATTGTATAATAAATGCCTAGATTATTACAATCGTCTACTAATTGCATTTTATTGAACGTCCGGTTATGTGTTGTAAAAATGTTGAAAATAATATATTAGTTATAATGCAATTATGCAGCCAGTTAATGATGTATTATAACCCAAAGAATGCAAATATGGAAAATTGAATTGATTATGCAGCCAAATGTAGTTGTATTTAATATCCAAATAACATCAATTATCGTAATAAATCTACTTAGTGGTAAATATAGATTTATATAAAGGTAATAAAAATGTCTTCACAATATATCAAAAGTCCAATGGAACCAACTGGTCCGAGTTTATCTAGTAGTAAACAAGCACAAAATGTGGTTACCAAGTATGCAGGGTTTAATGACTTTATGATGAAACATTTAATAAAGAAAGGCGACCCCGCTACGAATAATAGACCTATTACAAATACTCGTATAGGGGACAAGGACAGTCAAATATATGGTGGGTCGTATTCTATTCCAGAAACCGAGTACCAGACATTCTTACAGTTGTATGCAAAAGATATCTTGGCTTCAAACAAGAAAGAGTATCTTACTGAACGTCAATTAGATCAGGATGGTCCGATATTGATTGACATCGATTTGCGTCACGACTATGAAACCGACGAACGACAGTATACGAGAGACCACATTGAAGATATGGTTCACATCTATTTAGAAGAATTAAAGGAGATGTTCCAGTATGACGATGCTAGCAAATTTAAAATTTTCATTCTAGAAAAGCCCAGCGTAAATCGTGTGAGTGAAAAGAATTGCACCAAGGACGGAGTTCATATCATTATTGGGTTAAAAGCTGACCGCGTGGTGCAGGCAATTTTACGCGAGCGAGTTATGCCGAAGGTAGCGGAGGCTTGGGACGGGCTCCCAATAATAAACAGTTGGGAAGACGTATTTGATAAAGGCATTACTGACGGAACAGTGGGTTGGCAATTGTATGGTTCTAGAAAACCTAATCACGAACGTTATAAATTGACCACTATATACGAGGTTAGTTATGACCAGACGGATGGGGAATTTATGCGCGAAGAAATACCGCTAACTAGATATGACGTGGTTGCAAATATTGGAGAGTTATCTGTACGTAACCCCAACAATCTGTCGTTATTTATGAAAAGTGGGTTTATGGCGGCGTATGATGAATATAAACGAAATCATCGTATCGGTGGGGCAACAAATGCGGCAGCAGCACCACGAGCATCACACGCAAACCATTCACACGTAGACTTCTTTTCAGGAAGTAATTCCAATTTGTCCAGTATAAAGAATAAGGATGAATTGGATGCTGCTATGAAGCAGTTTCTTGACACAGTGAGCAATACGAATTATGAACTGAAAGATGCGTATTATTACACAATGACATTGCCGATTAGTTATTATGGAGAGGGTTCTTATACGAAGTGGATAAAGGTCGGATGGGCATTGAAAAATACTAACGACAATCTGCTTATTGTATGGTTAGTATTTAGTGCACAGTCACCCACATTTCAATTTAGTTCCATCCCAGAATTATGCGATCAATGGCGCAAGTTTGAAGTAAGAATTCACAATGGGGTTACCAAATTATCATTGATGCATTGGTCTAAAACCGAGTCGCCCGACCTATTTGAGCGTGTACGCCTAAGTTCCATTGATTACTTTGTAGAGGAAACACTAAAAGTGGGCGGAAAACCAGGGCAACGAGACGCTGCTGGCCCAGGGGACTTTGATTTGGCACGTGTCCTGCATCAAATGTTCAAACACGAATATGTGTGTACCAGCGTTGCAGCAAAGAGATGGTTGCATTATAAAAATCATAGATGGCAAGAGAATGATATGGGTACTTCACTCAGACATTCTATCTCAACTGCACTCCGTGACGTATATCGCAACAAATCCGCAAGTCTTACTTGCAGCGAACCAGTTGAACGGAATAATGGAGAACCCATTGCAGAAGCAGAGGATTATAGCAAAGTGATGTCTCATCGCATCCTCTCCATTTGTCAGCGGTTGTCTAAAACGAATGATAAGAACAATATTATGCGAGAAGCGATGGAATTGTTCTACGACGGTTCGTTCATCAACAAATTGGATTCAAACCCGTATTTGTTGTGCTGCAAGAACGGCGTATTTGATTTTAAAGAAAAGGTGTTCCGAAACGGTTATCCAGAGGATTATATTTCAATGACTACGAATATTGATTACGTTAAATTGAATACGACTGGACATCGGACAATTGTAGACGAAATTACCGATTTTATGAATAAGCTATTCCCTGAGACCGAGCTATGCGAGTATATGTGGGATCATTTGTCATCCACATTGCTCGGCACATCAACCAATCAAACATTTAATATGTATATTGGTGGCGGTCAGAATGGTAAATCAGTGTTGGTGAATTTGATGGAAATTGTACTTGGTGAATACAAGGGCGATGTTCCTCTTACATTGGTGACAGATAGACGCGGAAAGGTTGGCGGTCTTGCTCCGGAAATTGTTCAGTTAAAAGGAAAACGATATGCGGTTATGCAAGAACCATCTAAGGGTGACCGTATCAATGAAGGTATTATGAAACAACTTACTAGCGGTAAGGATCCTATTCAAGGTCGTGCTCCATATATGCCGCAGACAATTTCGTTTGTCCCACAGTTTAAACTAGTTGTAACTTGTAACGTATTGATGGAAATTAAGAGTAATGATCACGGCACTTGGCGACGTATTCGTGCGGTTCCATTCAAGTCGCTGTTTACAGATAACCCCGTTGCCAATGACCCAGAGAAACCATATCAATTTAAACTAGACAAGTCTATTGACGAGAAGTTTGATAGCTGGAAAGAAATATTCTTGTCTATGTTGATTGACCGAGCTTGCAAGACGAATGGCATTGTAAAAGACTGCAACATTGTGATGGAGAAGAGCAATGAGTATAGGAAAAGTCAAGATTACTTGTCTGAGTTTGCAAATGATTGTATTCTGCGAGAAAAGAACGGAACTATCCAGAAGAATGAACTGAATAATGAGTTTAATCGTTGGTATGAGACAAACTATGGTGGACGAGGACCCAGTCCAAAAGATTTGCACGAGTATATGGATCGTATATATGGAAAATGTATAAACGCCAAATGGCAAGGCATAAAAATTAAATACCAAGAAACAACCGAAGATGCCGAAGCCGATGCGAACGAATTGTTAGAAGAATTTGATGACAATATTGATGAAAACCAACTATAAAATCTGATTGTAACAATATATTTGTATAAAAATATATTTTTATTGCTCGGTGTATGGTTCTCCTCGCATTAATGCCCAAATATAGGCGAACCGGCTGGATATAATTTGCTCTATTCTTAAAATGTAAAATGGATATGTGCCCAGCAATATAGCAACTGTGGCAAACATATATTTATTTGGAAAGTACTGTTTCGTGTAAATAAAATATAGGAGAATTATCAACATCGCATAATAAATATAGAGCAACCACTGGCTATAAAAAGCATACGTTGCATTATTGTTATTTTCTTTTGCCGTTTTTTGGTCATAAGTTGTAGATTTATTTCTTAGGTCATTTATGGTATTAGACAATATTTGATTTTGAAAGTTTACATCAGTGTAATATGCCAAGTGAGTTTTATCGTTTTTATATGTCTCGTCTGTTAATAAGTAAGATAATCCGGTAAATGTTGTAATGCTTGTCCGATGACCATCGTCAGTTTGTTTTAAAATTTCATCTAGAATTCTTTGTTCTGCGGCTAGTTTTTTTATTTCACCTTCCAATGGTGGTATTTTTGCTTCTTCTGTGGCGATTTGTCTTTTTAATTCGTCTATTTTAAGCCGCCACACATTATCTTCCTTGTAAGCTGCGTCTTTATTAATCGTTTCATTTGCCAATTGGTTCCTTAATTGTGATATACGCCATCTTATAGAATTAAGTTGATTATTTAGGTTGTTAATTTGCCCATTTAATCGTTTTATTTCACCTTCTTGCTTAATGGCGTTAATGCGCGCATTTAATAGGTTTGTATTAACTGTTGGTTTAGAGTTTATTGGTTTAGAGTTACGACCTCCCATAATGTGTTTTCTTATATACACATTATGTTTATTTTATTTTATTTTATTTTGCCTAGACCTTTCCATAACTGTCATATTCGCTAGGCGAATGGGTGAATGGGTTTAAAACGCCGCCACCACCACATTACTTCTTATACAATATACTGATAATAAAATAGCGATGCATATGGCAACAATATCAATAATATAAAAGTAACTATTTTCATAAACACACTCATATTTATAGAAGATCTATATAATAAAAATGCGAACAGCAATAACAACAAAATATAAACTATCAATAGTATCTTATTCAAAGTGCTAAAATAATCAATTTGCTCTATTTGATAGGTTACTCTTGACCTATCCGTTGTTTGACTATTTTGTGTATTCTTAATTGTATTCATTAAAGAATGATTTGTGCGGTTCATTCCGGTGTATATATTTTTGTTTTGTTCAGTTGTATCTTTCATTTTGTCTGTAATTGTAGTGCTTGTATCCGCAGTTGTGTAAAATGTTACAGCATTCCCGCCTTTGGTTATCTCAACACTCTTGTTAGTATCGTTAATGTTAATTGTTGCAGTATCTATGTTATTATTTAAATTGAGAACCTTACCTTCGGCTGCGTATAGGTCGCCCTGTTTTATTGGTTCATCCATTTTGTATCCAGTAGTTGAAGCAACGTGCTGTTTGGTTGCTTCTACTGTCTTATTTATATTGGTCTGTACTACATTTGCATTTGCATTTTCAGCAGCAATTGTTCCGGTTAATGCGGATATTTGATAGTTCTTTTGATTTATTTCGCCTTGCTTGTCTGGATACGGGTTTCTCCATACAGGTCTAGGCGGAGGTCTAGGTATAAACAGAGGTCTAGGCGGAGGTCTAGGCGGAGGTCTTGGTTTAGAATTGCGAGCTCCCATAATGTGTTTACGTGTATACACATTATGTTTATTTTATTTTATTTTGCCTAGACCTTTCCATAACTGTCATATTCGCTAGGCGAATGGGCGAATGGGCCACTTTGTCCCATGGTAGTAAATCCACCCACTATTGGGGCAGTAGGAGCAGCAGCAGAAGCAGAAGTAGCAGGAACGGGAACACACTTTAACTTTGTATTGTCCCATTGAGTTCCTTCGAAACAGCATTCCGCTCCTTTGCAACCCGCAGTATTAATCGTTCCTAGTAAGTTCCCGGCTTTACCTGCCGCAGCTTGTCTTGCATCAACCTCTGCTTCACTCGGCAACACCGGACCAGCCAAGTCCAATTCATTATAATTCATTTGACTTCTGCTAGTAATAGATGAGTATATAAACAAACCGTATATGCCGCCAATCAGTATAACTATCATGTTAATCAACGTGATAAATATAGATGGGACAATCGGATAACGACGACCCAACAAGGTAGTCATAATACATATTGCTAAAACTACCACAAATGCGACTTTTATTTTAAGATATTGCGATTGGCGCATTCTATACGCTTCGTTAAGGTCTATAGCGCGTTTTTTGCCAACAAGCGCATTGTCTATGCTTTGTTTCTTTTGTTCAAGTCTTTGTTTTTCTTCGTCAATAATGGCAGATACTTCTTGTTGCTTGGATAAAACCGCACTGCTAGACTTGTT